AACAATGCGCCCGTGACGGTGATCAGCGGCGCGACTGGCGTCAATCTGCCACAGAACCTCGGCTTTGTCCGCGACGCCTTCGGCCTCGTGACCGTGCCGAAGGAATTGCCCGATGGGGTCGATTTCAAGGCGCGCGAGATGTACAAGAACATCTCGATGCGCATCGTCAGGGCGTTCGACATCAACAACGACGTGATGCCATGCCGTGTTGATATCCTTTACGGCGTTTCGGCGTTTTACCCCGAGCTCGCCGTCCGGCTGACCGGCTGATGAACGCGGCAGCCAAAGCGCCAAAGCCGCTCGTCCGGTTCTCGGGCGGCCAGCCGAACATGCCCCGGGGCGAGCCGGAGTTCGTGCCGCTCAATCCGTGGGGGCGTGGCTTCCCGGCGCCCCCACGGCCGGAGAAGCCGCCGCTCTATCAGGTGGTCGTGCGCGACAAGCGCGACGGCAACAAGGAGCTTCGCGTCGGTCCGCAGATGGGGCACCAGTACGCGGAGTTAATGCGGCTGGCGATCGAGCAGCAGATCGGGCTTGGGGCGGAGCGGCGATGGAGCAATCCGACGCTGATTTGCGTCACGCCCGAGATGGGCAAACTGGTTATCTGAAGGAGCGCGAACGATGGCGGATGCGGAAACGATTGTCTTGCGGGCGAACCCGGCAAATCCTGACGGGCAGTTGCTCGGTGCCAGCATCACCGACCCGATCGGCTTTTACGGCAAGACGCCGGTGGCGCAGCGGGCGACGGGCAGCAATACGCTGTTGACGACCGGCGCGACGACGACGGTGCAGACGGCGGTGCTGATCGAGATCCAGGCAACGCTCGTTGCCAACGGGTTGATGCCGGCAACGTGACGGTTGCCCAGCGCGTTCTGCCGGCGCGGCATCTCTGGGTCGGCGTCCCGGCCTACGGCGGCGAAGTCAAGGCGGAAACGGCGCTGGCACTCGCAGGCGCCGGCGTCGCTTTGGCTTTGGCGGGGATCGAGGTCACGTTCGGGATGCAGCAGGGGTGCTGCTATCTCGACCACACGCGCAACATGCTGGCGACAGCCTTCATGCGGTCGGAAGCGACGGACATGTTGTTTGTCGACGCCGATGTAGGGTTCTCGCCCGAAGCCGTCGTGCAGATCGCGCGCGCGACGCGGCCATACGTGGCCGGTGTCTACCCGATGAAGCGCGACGACACGACGTTTCCGGTCACGTTCGATGTCGACGAGTTGCGGGCCGATGCCCAGGGATTGGTCGAGGCGGCAAGCGTGCCGACCGGGTTTCTGCGGCTCAACCGGGCGGTCTTCGAGGCGTTGCCTGTGACGATGTACCGTGACGATCGCGACAACGAGTGGATGGGGTATTTCCATTCTGGCGTCAGGCATGGCCGGTACAGCGGGGAGGACACCGATTTTGCATCGCGCTGGCGCAGCCTCGGTGGGAAGATCTACATTCTACCCGAACTTCATTTCACCCACACCGGGGGCAAGGCGTGGGAAGGGTCGTGGGGCGCTTGGATGCGCTCGCGGCTGAGAGAGGCAGCATGAACGACGAGTATCCGAAGTGGATGAACCATCCGCACGAGCAGCCGGCCGTGTTGAGCGACGATTACGAGATCGGGCAAAAGCCGCCTCTCGGCTATTCGGCGCCGCCCGGTCGCCCGCGGATGTTCCCGCCGGTGCAGGTCATGGACCGCACGCAGGAGGCATACTATGCCGCGCAGGGGTATAGGGTGGGGCCGAGTCAGCGTCCGGCATTCGTGCCGAGGCCGGTCATGCCGCTGGTGAGCCAAGGATCGCCTGCTGCCCAACCTGAGATCGATCTGGGAGAATGGCCGCAATGGCTGTTTCGCGATGGCAGGCAGGCGCTTGCCAAGACGCCGCAGGAGGCGGCGGAGATCGAGGCGGCGTGGAGTGCTGAAGATCGCCAAAAAACTACGGTGCACGGGTCTACGCCGAAGGGCGCCGGGCTTGCCCGTCGCTGGGAATTGATCCGGGAGGCCAAGGCGCTGGGTATCCCCGCGGATGGGAAGTGGACGATCGAACGCCTGCAACGCGCAATCGAGGAGGCCGGACGTGAAAAGCAAACCGAAGCCGCGTAAGGGGCCGATGGCGCCCGCGCCGACGATGCCAAAGCCGATCCCTGGCATGGGGAAGGGGATGAAGGGTATGCCGAAGGGCGGTCGGCCAAAGGGATACTGAACGCATGCCCTGGTCTGCAAAAGATGCCAGCCGTCACACAAAGAAAGCCGCCGGCAAACCAAAGGCGTCTCGGGCGTTTGCGCATGCGGCGAACAGCGTGTTGGCGCAGACGGGCGATGAGGGGCGCGCAGTCGCGGCCGGCAATGCTGCCGCAGCGAAATCGGCCGCGAAGAGTAAGCGGTCGAGGAAGACATGAGGCATGACGACTGCGCTCGACATGATCCAGGACGCCGCCGAGCGGCTTGGCGTCTACGCGCCGGGAGAGACGATCTCCGCGGCTGACAGCGCGCGCTTCCTCAAAGTCCTCAACGACATGATCGATTCGTGGTCGACCGAGACGCTGACGACTTTTGCCGTTTTGGAACAGAGCGCCCAGCTCGTTGTCGGGCAGACGGCCTACACGATCGGTACGGGCGGCAATTTCAACATGACGCGTCCGATCCGCATTCTTGATGGTCCTGGCGCGGCCTTCCTCGTCGATGTCAACGGCAACCGCTATCCGATTGACGTGGTGCCGCAGGACAAGTGGAACCAGCTGTGGAACATCACGCAGATCAACTCCAACCTACCGAGCACGATCTTCTATGACCCGCAGTTCCCCTTGGGGATCATCAACGTGTGGCCGAACTACGCTGGCGGGCTCGGCGTCGTGCTGCACTGGAACAGCTACCTTCAGCTTTCAGAGTTTCTTGGCCTGACGAGTGCCGTCAGCCTGCCGCCCGGTTATGTGAAGGCGATCCAGGACAACCTTGCGGTGGAGGCGGCACCGTACTTCAAGGGCGACAATTATGCTATCCCGCAACTGTTACTCGCGACGGCAGCGCGGTCGAAGGGCAATATCAAGCGCTCAAATCTCCGGCTCAACATCGCGCAGTTCGAGAAGGTTCTGACGGCGAGGGGCGGGGCTGTCTACAACATCTATTCGGACAGCTGGCGCTGACAGTGTTTGATAAATGATATATACAAACCATCAGAAGTCAGTTAGAATACAACCCGCAATAATGCGGAGGTGTCCTATGGCGAAATGGGCTTTGATCGACTTGACTGGCAAGGTATTCGGAGATTGGATAGTTGTTAGCCGTGCCGCGAATGGGAATAGTAAGCAAACCATATGGAATTGCCGGTGTATTTGTGGAACCGAAAGGGCTGTTGCCGCACAAACGCTTCGCACGGGGGTATCAAAATCTTGTGGATGCACGCGCGGGGCCAGAATTGCTAAGGCCAAGACGAGACATGGGAGGTCTCGCGGCGTTACCACAGTGAAAGGCCAGAAAGCGCGAACGTATGCCATCTGGTATGCGATGATCCGGCGCTGCCGGGCAAATCCGCTCTATAGGGATCGTGGGATCAGAGTTTGTGATCGATGGAGAGAGTTTCAGGCGTTCCTCGACGACATGGGTGAGGTTCCGCTTCACAAATCAATTGATCGGATAGACAACAATCGCGGGTATTCTCCCGAAAATTGCCGCTGGGCAACAGACACGCAGCAGGCCAATAACCGGGGCGTTTGGATGATTTTCGAGGCTACCTTGATGTCGCCACGGCATGAGGTTCTTGTGGGGCATAAAGAAGCGAAACGCCTCGTCAAGTTGGGGTGGTCGCCTCGATGAAAACCCCGATTTTTGGCCCCTTCGATGTCAGCCGGTCGAGCAATCTTGCCGACAACCGGCTCGTCAACCTTTATCCCGAGATCGTCGAGACGAAGGACGGGAAAGCGGTCGGCGCGCTCTACGGCTGCCCAGGGCTCGATTTGCTGGCGACGCTCGGAGCGGGGCCGATCCGCGGCATGCACGTCATGGCGGGGAAACTCTACGTCGTGTCGGGGAACACGCTCTATGCGGTCGACGCGACCTTTGCCTCTGTGGTTCTCGGCACTGTGGCGTCGGCGGGCGCGGTCAGCATGATCAACAACGGCACGCAACTCGCTGTGTTCAGCGGCTCGGTCGGGTTCATCGCGCCGCCGGGGAGGCCGCTGACCGGGGCGACGATCGGCACTGCCGGTACGGGAAACGCCGTCAACGACGTGATTACGCTCGTTCAAACGGGTGGCGTGCAGGTCGCGACAGCCTCCGTGCGCGTGACGGCGGTGGACGGTGCGGGCGGGGTCACGGCGTTTGCGGTGGTTTCTGGCGGCTCGTTCACGGCCAACCCGGCGAGTTTTTCGCAGGCGGCGACGACAGGGGCCGGATCTGGGCTTGTGCTCACCGCGCCGACCTATGGCGCATCGCAACTGTTTCCGATTGTCTTGCCGTTCGCAACGGGGCCGACGCCGATCCGGGCGGCCTATCAGGACGGGTTCGGCATCATCAACCAGCCCGGAACCGGGTTTATCTTCCAATCCGACCTGCTAGACCTCTCGTCCTGGCCGGCGTTGCAATTTGGAGAGTCGTCGGGCGATCCCGACAACGTGGTGAGTGTCGCGCAGATCATTCGGGAAATCTGGGTCATCAAGGAGTTGCACTCCGAAATATGGTACAACGCGGGGACGCCCAACTTCGCCTTTGCGCTGCTGCCCGGCCCCTACATCGAAATCGGCATCGAGGCCGTGGAGTCGTTGGCGCAGAGCGGCGAGAGCCTTTATTGGCTCGGCCGCAACTCGTCGGGCGAACGGATCGTGGTGCAGACGCGCGGCCATGACGCGCGGCGCATCTCGACGCATGCGCTCGAAACCGCGATCGGCCGGTACAGCAGCGTGACCGATGCCAACGGCTACTGCTACCAGCAGGGCGGGCACGTCTTTTATGTGCTTAATTTCCCGACGGGAGATGCGACTTGGGTTTACGACGTGGCAGCGTCGGCGCAACTGGGGGAGCCGGTTTGGCACCAGCGCGCGGCCCTCGCGAGCGGCCTTTTCCATCGGCACTGGGGACAATACCACGCGACGTTCGCCGGCAAGGCGGTGGTCGGAGATTACCGCAACGGCAACCTCTATGGGTTGGACCTCGACACGCTTACCGATAACGGGACGCAACGAAAGTGGCTGCGATCGTGGCGGGCGTTGCAGAAGCCAAGCGAGGAACCGGTGCGCTTCAACGCGCTGCGGCTCGACGTGCAGACCGGCATCGGCGTGCCGGACGGGACCAATCCTCAGATCATGCTCCGGTGGTCGGACGATGGCGGCCATGTGTGGTCGAACGAGCACTTGGCCGCCGTGGGGCAGACGGGCGAGACGGCGCGCCGCGTCATGTTCCGGCGGTTGGGGGCAACGCGGCGCAATACTGGGCTGGACCGGATATTCGAGGTGTCGTCTGCGGACCCGTTCCCGGTGGCGATCATCGACGCGGAGCTTGACGCGGCATGATTACCTCACAAGAGCCCATCATCCCGCCGATCCCCAACGTGCCGATCGCCGATCCGCAGACCGGGCGATGCGCTCGCGAATGGTGGCTGTGGTTCAACCAGGTGTTTCAGGTTGCGCTGGCACAGCAAGGGCAGATCGATGTCTCGACAATCTTTCCGTTTGTGCCGCCCGATGTGCCGCCGATCCCGGTTGACTTGCTTAGCGCGATCATCGGCCAACAGGGCGTTGCCGATCAGCCGGGCGATCCGACGCTTTCTGGGGTTGTTGTTCAGGTCCCGCCGGACGGCGTGTCGGCGGATCAGATCGTGATGCGTGCATTGAGCTTGGGGATGCCGGCATGACGATAAGCCCGAGCGCGCTTTTTGGTCCGGTTCAGGCGGCGACATCGGCGGGGGCCGTTTACACGTCACCGGCCAATACCACGTCGGTCATCACCCGAGCGGTGGCGACTAACGTCACGGCGGGAGCGGCGACGTTGAAGTTGTGGATCGTGCGCAGCGGCGGCGCGCGGGCCGACGCCAACATCATCGTCGGCGCAGCGGCGGCAGGACAAAGCATTTCGGCTGGGCCAGTGGAGCCGACCGTGCTCAATGCGCTCGCTGGGCTTGTCCTGCGACCGGGCGACGCCCTGCACGCGCTGAGCGACACGGCGACGGCAATCAACCTCGTGGCCAGTGGATGGACGCAATGACCGAGGCCGAGCGCGCCACGATCGATGCCGTTCGAGAAGGCCGCCCGGTCGATCTTGCGCGCGTTACCGGCGTGCCGCTCGACATCGACGAGGGCGGCTACGAGGTAACAACGGCCGATGGCATTTGGATCAAGCGTTACACGTTCCCGGTGGCCGGCTCGATCGTCGCACAGCACGCGCACGTTTGGGATCACACGACGATGATCGTGACCGGGGCGGTGTACCTGTGGCGCGACGGCGTGCTCGATGGGCGCCATGACGGCCCCGCCTGCCTGTTCGTCAAGGCGGGCGTCAAACACACGTTCCAGACGATCGAGAACGACACGACGGTTCTCTGCATCCACAATGCGTTGCATCCCCAGGTCGCAGCGGTTCTCGATGAGCATAGGGTAGGGTTCTGACATGCCTTTCTTCGGCGGCCTCATCTCCGGTGCCGGATCGTTGCTCGGCGGCATTTTCGGCGGGAGTTCGGCGAAAGATGCGTCCAACGCACAATCAGCCGCGATCAATCGCGCGATCCAGCTACAGGAGATGGAATACAAGGACATCGCCGCCAAGATGCTGCCGTTCCTCAAGATGGGGACGACGGCTGGCACGGTTTTGGGGCGCAACTATTTTGGCATCAACCCGGAGGGCGGCTACGATCCGAACGCGCCGTTTTTGCAGCCGATCTCGGCGACGGTGGGGGCACCGCCAAATCCGAATGATCCGGCCCTGCGCGATGCGTTCCGCGCGTCGCCCGGCTACCAATACGCCTTGCAGCAATCGGGGAATGCGATCCAGAACAGCGCCGCTGGGCGCACCGGGGCGGTGTCCGGCAACATGCTTCGGGCATTGCAGGGCAACGCGACCGGCTTGGCGAACAACGACTGGTGGAACAACTACAATGCGGTACTCGGTAATTACGCCAACCGGTACAGCGACATCGCGAACCAGCGATCGACAATCATCGGCGGGCTCGGTTCGCTCGCCGGAGCCGGGCAGAACGCTGCGGCGCAACTTGGCGGCTTCGGGCAGAGCGCAGTCAACAACATCGGCGGATTGCTGGGGACGCTGGGCTCCTCGCAGGCGGCTGGCATTCTCGGGCAGAGCAACGCGTTGTCGAGCGGGATCGGCGGGGCACTCAACAACATCGATTTCGGCGCCCTGTTCGGCGCTCTCGGGATCGGCGGCGGGGGTGGAGGTGGCGGTTTCCCAAGCGGCGCGACGCCGTATGGGTCACAATTCCTGACGCCGAGCGGTGACTTTGCCGGGGGTTTCTGAGGACAATGCCCGAATTGATCCCCTGGTGGAACCTCCTACAGAAGCCGCCCGATCTCAGCGGGACGACGCCGCTTCAGAACCAGGCATTGCGTCTCAAGTTGCAGCAGGCGCAGCAGCAGCAGGCCGGCTATAACGCTCTGGCCGAGTTGTTCCGCAACCCCGACAACCTGCAAAACGGGCTGCTGAAGCCGGAAGCGATAAGCCAACTCGGCGGCGTCTATCCGCCGGCCGCTCTGGACCTGATGGAGGCGCAGGCCAAAATCGGTCAGCAGCGGCAAGCGACCCAGATGAACGTCATGAAGTTCAACGAGGCGGAGCGCGCGTCTGCGACCGACGAGTTGGCGCCGCTGGTTGCCGTTTACGATGCTGACCTGAAGACGATGACGCCCGAGGCAGCAAAACAGAAGTTCGATGCGGCCGCCGACGCCAAAATGCAAGAGATGCGCACGAGCGGTCGGTATAGCCCGCAATACATCGACCAATTGAGCCGGGGCCCGAAAGATCCCGAGCGGCTGCGCGCGGCGGTCCTGGGGTCGAAGGCGATCCAATCCCCGGCACAGCAGCGCGCCGAGCAGCGGCAGGAAACAGAGCTTGACGTGAAACGGCTCGACGCCGTGCGGAAAGCGAACGTCCCGACCTTCGTCGGCGACGTAAAGAATGCCGACGGCACGGTGACGAAGAATGTCCCGCTGGCTTATGGCGGGGAGACGGGCTTCAGAAATGCACAAGGCGAACCCGTCAAGGTCGCGGGTGGGGTGCGGAAGATCGGCACGAAGGGGGATGAGGATGCCAGCGCTGCTGGTGTCCCGACCGGGCCGACAGATTTGCGCGGCGAGGAATATCTGAAGGCGCTGCCGGCCTCGCGGGCGGCTCAGATCAAAGGGTATGCCGAGGGGCGCATAGCCTTCCCCGGCAGTTTTTCACTCCGCTCGCCGTACTGGCAGAAGATGGTTGCCGACATCACGCAATACGATCCCGATTTCGATGCAGTCAACTACAACGCCAGGGCTAGCACAAGGCGAGACTTTACGTCCGGGAAGTCGTCGCAAAATCTCACGTCAGTCAATACGGCGATCGGCCACATGGGGAATTTGAACAGGGCTGTTGAGAAGCTGAACAACAGCAATTTCCCCTACTGGAACATGGCGTCGAATTGGCTGAATTATGCCGGCGGCAATACCCGGTTTCAGGAAGCGCAGAAGGAGTTCAACGTCGCGAAACAGGCGGTGGCAACCGAATTGACGCGCGCATTCCGCGGGACTGGCGGCAACGTGTCAGACATCAAGGATTGGGAAAAGAGCCTGAGCGACATTGATTCTCCGTCGTCGCTACACGCTGCGATTGGGCAGGGTGTCGATCTGTTGGCGTCGCGCGTCGATGCGATCGGCGAACAGTACCGACGCGGCATGGGGCCGACAGCGGACGTGACGGAGTTGCTGACGCCATCGGCAAAGAAAACGCTGTCGGCTCTGCCGAGGGGCGAGGAAATTCTGTCGCTGCGGGGTTTGCGCCCGCAGGGGACGCGGGGAGAGCCTGCACCCTTGCCTCCTGCATCGGCAGGCTCGCCTACTGCATCGCCTGGCGCTCCATCCGACACGATCGAGCCACCGCCGGCGCCGGGGGGCGCTGTGTCGCCGCAGCCAGCGGGGCGCGGCAGCGCGCCCGAGGTCACTGAGGAACAGTACAACGCCTTGCCATCGGGTTCTGCCTATCGGGTGCCCGGCAACCCCCGTGTCATGTACAAGCCATAGCCATGCCCTACGGCGACGATCCCACAGAACCACTCGCGGCACCTGACGCGTGGCAGAGGCAATCGCCGAAGCCGGCGCAGACGATATACGATCCGCAGTTGGGGCGTGATGTCCCTTACGTCGCGCCGGTCACGCCACTGCCGCCGCCGCTCTCTGTAATCGAACGATACGAGTCGGGTGGCAAAAACTTGCCGAATTACCGCTACGACAAAACGCACACGGCGAGCGGCTATTGGCAGATCACCGATACCAACTGGCGGAATTATGGTCCTAAACTCGGCATCGATGTCGAAAAATACCCCACTGCGATGTCGGCCCCTCGCGAGGCGCAACAGACCGTCGCTCAGAAGATGTACGACGAAGAAGGCTACAATCCGTGGGCGCCGTACAATCCCGCGCTGGCGCGTGCTATCGGCGGCGGCTACGGCAAAGACCCGGCCGTCGAGGGCGGCAAATGGCGGGTCGAGCCGTCCGCGATAGCCGCCGCACAGGCGCGCTCTGACGGTTCGGTGTGGTGGATGACGCCGGGCGAATACCGCGCCGCGATCGAGGAAACGCCGAGTTCGACGAAGCGCCGCTCATTGCTCAAGAGCCTGATGGGTGGGGATGCGATTGCCGATCTGCCGGAGCTTGAGACGGCAAAGAAGGGTGGCCAGGTCAAGATCGTCGGGCACGACGGGTCGAACAGGGCGCGCATCGCCGAGGAGGAGTTGGGGACTGACGGGTTGATCCCGGTCTTCATCAAAGGCGTTTTACGTGAAACGCCGCCGGCTTGGATCGCCGATACGCACGGCAACGAGCGACCGTTCAACTTTACGCCGGTACCGAAGGCGGGGAGCGCGCCCTCGCTAGTTAGCGGCGCTCTCGGCATTTTTGGCGATTTGCCGGCATTGCAGAAAGGACAATCGCCAAGGTCTCTTCAGCAGAGCGGGGATTTCTATAGCGGGGTGCGTGATATAGCGGTCGAGGGGCCGCTTCAAATGCTCGCTCACGTCTTGCCCGAGGTTGTGGGTAAGCCGATCATTGAGCGGCAGCGACAGCGGGAAGCCGATATAGCGCAGGAACGTGCATCTGCGGGCGACACCGGGACCGATGTTCCTCGCATCGCGGGGCGCATGGTGGCGGCCCTGCCGCTTGCTGCTGTCGGCGGGGCTCCCACGACCCTTGCGCGCGCCGCGCTGGCGGGGGCTGTGGGAAGCGCTGCCGGGGCTGCGCTGACGCCGATCGAGGAGAAGCCGGGCCAGCAATTTTGGTGGGAGAAGGCAAAAGAGGCTGGCATTGGTGCTGCTATCGGTGGCGGGCTCGGAGCGGGCGGGTATGGCATCGGCCAGGCCATCGCCCCGACATTCCGGCCGCAAGTCAATGCGATGCTCAAAGAGGGCATCAGGCTCACCCCGGGACAGATGGCGGGGGGTGCGGCGAGGCGCATGGAGGATGCGTTTTCGAGCGTCCCGATTGTGGGGCAAGCGGTGCGCGCCGGCCAGAGGCGGGCGATTGAGGACTTCAATCGGGCGGCTTGGAACCGTGTCCTGGCCCCGCTTGGGGAATCATTGCCGCGCAGTGTCTTGCCTGGGCGCGACGCAGCGCAGTACGTGGATGACGTCATCGACGCAGCCTACAATCGCGTCGTGCCTAACCTTGTCGGACAGGCGGACAGGCAGTTTGTCACCGATCTTGTTCAGGTGGCGCAGCGTGCTCGTAGCGAGTTGCCAACCGAGCAGCGACGCCGATTTGCAGAAATCGTGCGGTCGCAACTGCTCGACAAGGTGTCGGCGCCGGCTCGCGGGGATCAACTCAAGGGGATCGACAGCATGCTCGGCGCCGAGGCGCGGGGCTACAAAAGCGATCCAATGCATGACAACCGGAAACTCGGGCACATCATTGATGATCTCCACGCCGCCTTCCGAGCCACGCTGATGCGGCAAAATCCGCAATATGCCGGGGATCTTAGGGCAGCGAATGAAGCCTACGCCAATTTCGTCCGGGTCGGACGTGCTGCATCGTCGTCGGGAGCGAAAGAGGGGGTGTTTAGCCCGGCACAATTGCGCATGGCGGTGCGGCAGAGCGACCCGTCGCTGCGCAAACTCGATTTTGCCAAGGGCGAAGCGTTGATGCAGGATTTGTCGGACGCGGCAGAGGCGACGTTGCCTCGCACGGTGCCTGATAGCGGGACACCGGAACGGTTGCTGACCGAACGGGCGATGGCCTTGCTGGCGGGAGGGGGGGCGGCGTATTTCAGCCCCGGCATGTTGATGGGAGGGCTTGCCGCGACGGCACCATACACGGGAATTGGAATGAATGCCCTACGCGGTTGGGCGACGGCGTTCCCTGCGGTGCGCAATATGATGGCACAGCCATTCCGACAAGGAGCGGCGGTCGCTGGACCGGCGGGGACTGTTGTCGGCAATGCGGGCCAGCCATAATGATTCGGCCCCAGTCAGCGGCTCGCCGCGTTGCTGCTTTGCAAACGCTTGGCGTTCCCATCCCGGCCCTGTGCGCTTCTCCCACCAGAATATAGGCCCAGCAATGCCAACGGCCAGTGCGACGAACAGGAAAGAGTATCCCACGAGACAGATCGTCCTCGAAGCTGTGTCGCAATCGGCAATGCGCCCACCCTACCACACTGAGACGCAGGCCGGGGATTGGTTTTACGACACCGCCGGCAATCTCACCATTCGCGTGATCGGCTCCGACTTGGCCGAGCCCGAGACATTTCTGTTCGCGTTGCACGAGTTGGTCGAAGCGATGCTGTGCCGGGCGCGGGGCATCAGTCAGGAGGCTGTCGATCGGTTCGACACGGCCTTTGGCAGCACGATCGATCACGCCCCTGACGAAGAGCCCGGCGACCATCCCGCGGCGCCCTACCGCAACGAGCATAGGTTCGCGATGCTGGTCGAACACCTGATGGCTCGCGAGTTCGGCCTCAGCTCCTACGGCACCGTTCGATGAAAGGAACACGCCATGCCGATCCCGCCTGACCCCCGCCCGCAGCGGCCGGGGATAATCCAATACGGCGAAGCGTCATCCGGCAACGTCGTTGTCTTCACAGGCAATGGCGGCATCGAAGATAGCGGGGTGCGGCCGGTGAGCGGCGGCACAGCGTTGGGGGTTAATTCACTCGCTGTCACCAGCGGCGGCACGTTCGGGACGACGCTCAGCGCGGGTGGCGCGATCAGCGCCGGCGGCAACGTAGTGGCTGGTGGATACGTCGATGAATCGGTCGGCAACGCTCTGACAGCGGTCGGCACGACACGCGCCGATGCCCTTGCCCTGACGAAGAACATCAACAACGTGACGGCTGCGGGGGCGGGAACGGGGGTTGTCCTCCCGGCGGTATCCGCTGCTGGCGTCGGCGCTGCCGTGGTCGTTTTCAACGCTGGCGCAAACGCGATGCAGGTCTACGGCGCCGGCTCGGACACCATCGACGGCGTGGCAGGGAGCACGGGCGTTCCGCTCACCAACGCCAAGCGCGCGATCTTCTATGCGGTAGCCGCAAATACCTGGATCAGCGCGCAGTTGGGGGTGGTCAGCGCGTGAATGTACTCGTCGCGGATATCGAGCTGATGGGGCTCGACTTCGCGCTGCGTTGCGCTGCGGCAGGGCATTCCGTGCGCCTTTACCGGCACATGCCGAAGAAGCGCGAGCGCTACGGTGAGGGGTTCAAGCAGATTGCGCTGGTCGACGACTGGCGCGCATCAATGGCGTGGGCGCGCGAGGGGCTGATCGTGCTGACTGGCAACTACACGCTCCTGCACGAGATGCAACGGTATCGCGAGTTCGGATATCCGGTCTTCGCCCCGACGCCGCAGAGCGCGCGGCTGGAAATCGACCGCATGGCCGGGATCGAGGCGGCCCGAGCTGCTGGCATCAACGTGCCAGAGTATCACGAGTTTGCTGGCCTGGAAGATGCGGAGGCGTTCGCTCGCAAGTCAGACCGGGCGTTCGTGTTCAAGCCGGGCGGGGATGAGGAAAACAAGGCCATGACCTATGTCGCCGACGATCCGGCTGACCTGTGCGGGTGGTTGCGACGGCAGATCGCTGCCGGGAAGAAGGTCAAGAAGTGTCTGTTGCAGGAGAAGATCGACCTGCTGGCCGAGATCGGTGTGTCTGGATGGTGCGGCCCCGAGGGGTTCCTGCCAGACAAATGGCAGGTCTGCTTTGAGCACAAGAAGCTGATGCCGGGGGAGAAGGGGCCCCAAACCGGCGAAGCAGGCACGGTCTGCCAGTACGTCGAGGATGACAAGTTGGCCGATGAAGTGATGAAGCCGATGGAGCCGGTGTTGCGGACGCTCGGGCACCGGGGCGATTTTGCCTTTGGGGGCGCGATCGACACGAAGGGCAAGCCGTGGTTCTTCGAGTGGACCGCGCGCCTCGGCTACCCGGCGTGGTGGATTCAGATGGCCTCGCACCGGGGCGACCCGGCGAAGTGGATGCGTGATCTTCTCGACGGCAAGGACAGCCTGCGCGTCAGCTACGACGTTGCGATCGGCGTTGTTTGCGGCCAGCCGCGCTATCCGTACAATGCCAGCCCGCCAGAGCTGGTCGAGGGCAACCCGATATTCGGCGTCGACGAAGTGCGCGATCAGGTCCACCTTGCCTCGGTGATGATGGGCGCCGGCCCGCACATGGAGGGCGAGAAGATCGTCAACGGCCCACAATATCAAACGACCGGGGAATATGTGCTGGTCTGCACCGGGTTGGGAAAGACGGTCGAGCGGGCGCGCGAGCGAGTCTATCGCGCGGTCGACGCAGTTCGCATTCCTGACAAGATCGTGCGCGACGACATCGGCTGTAAGGTGATCGAGGCGCTGCCGGCATTGCACAGGATGGGTTATGCGCAAGACATGGCTTAGCGTTCTCTGCCTCGGGCTGTTGCTTGCGTTTGCTGGCGCGGCTCAAGCGCAGACGCAGCCGTGCGCGCAAACGATCGCCCCGAAACTCGTTTCTGCTACGGCATATACCGTCAACACGACCGACCGCTGCGGCTGGATTTTGCTGACGGCGACGGACCCGGTGACGATCTCACTGCCGGCGCCGGGGCTGGTTTTTGCTCCGAACTTCGAGTTCACCGTTCTCCCGATCAATGGGGCGACGGTCACGTTCGTCAATCTGCGTGACCCTGGAACGGGGCTGTTTCGCTTAGTCAACCTGCAATCATCGCTTACATTGGCGGCGGCACAGGGTGCTGTTGTCAACATCCAGCAAGATATGAACTGGTACGCGCTCCCGACCGGGAAAGTGGAGGGGTCGGGATCGGTTACGAGTATTACGTTCAACGACGGCCTGACATCAACGCCGAACCCGGTTGTCGCCGTTGGCACGGCCGGCATGGCACCGATCCCCAGTCTGACCGCGCTCGGCAACGTCGGGGGCGTGGCTGCTGTGCCGGCCGCGCTGACGAAGACGCAACTGACGACCCTCATCAATCCATTTACCGACGCGCTCTCGGGCGCGGTTCCGGCAAGCGGCGGGGTTCTCAACACCTTCCTTGAGGCATCGACCCATTCGTTTCAGGCACTCCCGCACGGTTCGACAACCGTGTTCGGCGTCTACAAGGTAGACGGCACCACGATCACCGAGACAGGCGCGGTGCTGAGCGCGGTGACGCCGACAGGAAGCTGCATCGTCTCCGGCGCGGCGGGCATCGTTCTCAACAATGGGTCGAACGGCTGCACGACGGATACAAGCATCACAGCGGCTGGCGCGGCGCTGACAATCGGATCATCCGGCGTCGCGGGCGGCATCTTTCTCGGCAACGCGACCTCGGGGCTCGGCGAGATCGTCGCCGACACCGGGGCGCTCGGCGCGAGCGTCTGGACCTTCCCGGCGGCCTCGACGAAGGTGCCGATCATCCCGCAGACGATCACGGTGACGGGGCCGACCGCCGCGAGAACTTGGACGGTGCCGAACTCGAACATGGCGATCGCGGCGCTCGATATCGCGAATCAGGTCGTGACCGGCGGCTTTGTCGTCACATCGAACAACCTCGGGACGATATCGAGCGGCACGCTGACCGTCGCCTGCGGCACGCGCGATCTGCAATACTTCACGAATAATGGTGCGTTCACGCTGGCGGCGGACAGCGCTGACGGCTCTTGCGCCTACCTGATGACAAACGGGGCGAGCGCCGGGGCGGTGACGCTCTCTGGCTTCACGCTGGTCGGCGGTGCGTGCGATGGGTCGGCGCTGACGACGGTGAACACGAGCAAGTTCAAGTTCTACTTCACCCGGATCAACGGCGTCTCGGACTGCGCCGTGAAGGCGTACCAGTGACGATGTTGCGGCTTGCGGGGGCGCTGGCCGGCGCCGCGCTGCTCTTTGCCTCCGGCGTCGCGATGCTCGCGACGAATTCGCTCGCCTTCTCGCCGCTGTGGCCGCCGCCGCCATCGAGCCTCGGAAGCTGCGCGACGCACTTCTGCGGCGTCGGCGACATCACCACCTTCGCGCCCTGGTACAGCGCCTCGTTTTCGTACAGCTACGCCTATGCGCAGCCGGGCACGAACAACATGCTGCTGCTGGATCGGTTTAACAGCGGCGGCACGTATCAAGATTCCTGCACGGTCAAGGTCTACACCGATGGAACGCCTGATCTGACGCACACCGCGGGGTGTCCCGGCAGCACGACGGTCGATGTCTGGGGCCAGAACCGCAGCCCGCTCGGCACCGAGTTCATCAAGATCAACACGTTCTATGATATGACCGGCAGCAGCTACGGCGACGCGGTGGCGGTCGCGACGACGAACGCGGGAGAAGTCCGGTTCGCCTGGGGGTCGGACGGCCTCTGCTACACCCCGTCGATCCCCTGCGCGGTGTCGCCGACGATCGCGACGCAGGAATACCGGAGCGCCAACAACTACACGCCGGCTAGCCCGCTGGCGATCTCGGATGTGGGGGGGAAGGCGGTGAACGGGGTCTTTCGCTTCGTGCAGTGCGGCGGCTGGTCGGCGTCGAGCGACATCAACAACGCGATCAGTTCGTCGGGCTCGTCGGCGAACTGGACGATCGACGGGCAGGGAACGACGGGGGCGAGCGACGGGGCAATCCATGCCGCGAACGGCTCGATGGATGATAGCGGCCCGACCGCGACGCTCAACATCGACGGGACCGAGAACGGCGGGACGAAGAGCATCAACACGACGGTCGCGAAGGTGAGGATCTTTGGACGGGCCGGGCAGACCCTCAACACGCAATTCAACGAGGGCGGCTGTTCGGTCAACATGAACACCGCGGGCCTGCGGGCCGCGGTGCGGGCGAATCAGCAGACGAGGTATGGGACGCCGTGATGGCTGACGGAGGGGATTGCTAATGATTGGATCTCTGCTGCGGTGCGCGTTTCTTGCCGGCCTCTTGGCGCTGCCGTCTCCATCTGGGGCGCAGAATGCCGCGCTGTCGCCGTGGCCGAAGGCGCATTTTGACGACAACAACGGTGCCCCATGCAGCGGGTGCAAGGTGTTCACCTATACGGCCGGGACGACGACGAAGACGGCGACCTACACCGATTCGACGGCCGGCACACCGAACATCAACCCGATAATCCTCGATTCTCGCGGGGAAGCCAATATCTGGCTGGCAGTCGGCACATACAAGTTTACCCTCTCGCCGTCCACGGATAGCGACCCCCCTACGGCGCCGATTTGGACGGTGGACAATATCCCGTCCAGCCTGTTTTCGAGCCTCGCTATCTCCGGCAACCTCACCGTCACGGGGAATACCGATCTCGCACCCGCGACAGCGGCCCTTTCGGCCCTCAACCCAGACTATTTTCCGACCTATTCCCAATTGACCGGGATCAGGGGCAAACTCTCGCTCTCCGGCGCGATCTCCGACACAGCCGGCAGCTTCCGAGACACGCTCTACATCGAAAATGACGACAGCGACACGACAGTCTACACGCTGGCGCACGCGAACATTGCCGGGGTGTTTGCCGCCTATGGGCCAAGCCCAGGCTCGTGGCAGACCAGCTACAAGAACATCATCGGTGTAGACAGCCGTGCACGAGCCGCGACCAGTTCGGCCGTCAACGCCGGGGTGGCGGCATTTCTCGGCAGCGCCGTTCAGTTCGGCACAGGCATCGCCGACAACGAGTTTGTGGCGCGCAATCCGGCTGCCGCTGATGGCGGCACGGGGCAGTCCGTTTCGATGGCTCCGGTCCAAGCCGTTCTGAATGCACAGTATGCCGATACCGACGGCAGCCATGTCGCCTGGAATCTCGTCCTCAACAACATCAGCACGAAGTTGACGACGGGTGGCATTTCGATGACGAGCGCGGTGGGCATGGGTTACGGCATTGCGATGAACAATGCGCTTGTGACGACAGCGGCGATTACCATGCCCAAGTCTGCAGCCGGCGGGGCGTGCAGCGGGACATCCGGCACGATCATCGACTACGGATTAGCCAACGGGAACCCGGCGGGAGGCTCTTACACCGGCTGGAATTGCGCGGTCGACGGCGGTCAGTATTTCTGGACAGACGGCGGGGCGGTTGTGGGGACGCTCGGCGTGTCGGGGTTGACCCCGACGGGGGGGATTGGCGCGGCCGGTGGCTTTGCCACATCGCCCCGCAATGTTGTGACCTGCGGCGGGTCGGGGCGGGATGCCGCTGGCGCTCTGACGGATCAGACGCCTGTGGCAACCGAAGTCTATATCGCCGAGGTTTTTGTGCCGGCAAATATGACGGTGACAGGGGTGGCCGTCTTCAACGGATCGGTCGTGAGCGGCAACATGAAGGTGGGCCTCGCCAATTCCAGCGGCGTCAATGTCGCGACCTCGGCGAGTACGGCGGCGAGCGGAGCGCAGACGTACCAACTCGTGCCGTTCACGGCGCCCTATGCGGCCAAAGGGCCAGCGACATACTATGTCGAAACGTTTTACGACAACGCGACGCAGCGGGCGAACGCTTTGAAGATGGGGGCGTGCGGGACGGCGGCACAAACCGGGCAGACCTTCGCCACCGGGTTTACCACGATCACGCCGCCAACAACGTTCACGGCCAATGTTGGGCCGGCGGCGAGCCTTTATTAACCGGGAGGACGCGATGAAGGGATGGAGAGGAATAGCGGCTGGCGTTGTGTTGCTGCTGGCGTCGGCAGCGGCGCTCGCTCAGTCTGGCGTGGTTTATCAGGCACCGTGGGCGCAGGTCGGAGCCACCGTCAGCCTGTCGGCGAGCAATTCGTCCTCCCGGGTGGCATTGGGGTGGACCGCCGTCAGACCGACGCCGCCACCGACAAACCTTTGGCTCCACAACGGCGGTTTGGTTGACGCCTATGTGGTGGCCGGTGACAGCGCGGTTGTCGCAACGACCGGCGGAGTTCTTGTCGCGGCTGGCGGCGATGCCATGATCGCACTCAATGGCGCGACGCATCTTGCCGGCATTACTGCGAGCGGCAGCACAACACTCTCGATGGCGGCCGGCGTCGGATCGCCGCTTGCAAAGGGTGGGGGTGGGGGTGGATCGGCGACCAATCTTACGGTCGGCACGACTGCAATCACCAGCGGCACCGACAAGGGCCTCCTGTACGACAACGCGGGCGTGCTCGGCAATCTAGCAACCGGCAATAGTGGCGTGCTGGTGACGGGCGGGACTGGTGTCCCGTCAATTAGCACGACGCTGCCGAGCGGTCTCGCGGCGGCGAACATGGTGCTGACGACCCCGAACCTGGGGACGCCGAGTGCCGCGACGCTTACGAGCGCGACGGGGCTGCCGGTCGATACCGGTATCAGCGGCCTTGGCGCCGGCGTCGCGACATTTCTCGGCACGCCGTCGAGCACCAACCTGCGCGGCGCGCTGACCGACGAGAGCGGCACCGGCGCCGCGTATTTTCAGGGCGGCGATCTCGGCACGCCGTCGGCTGGCGTGCTGACGAACGCGACGGGGCTTCCGTGCGCGACGGGAATCACCAACAAGGGGTGGTGCCTCATTTCCACCCTGACCGCGAACAACACCGCGACGACGCTCCAATTCTCATCCTTGCCAACCTACAACAACTACGTTCTGGTCCTCGACGCGATCCTGCCCGCGACGAACAGCGTCAGCATCACCTTCACCTTCGGGGAGGCGGGGGTCTCGAAGACCAGCGGCTACCACACGACGTTCCTCTCGACCTCCAGCGCCACCACCACGACAACTAACACCAACAGCGAGGCGAACAGCTTCTGTGCCAACTTCAACGCCGTGACGAACACGACTTCGCACGGTGGCGTCAACGGCGAATATACGATGAAGAACCTGCAATCGACGACGCAGGCTAAGTCGGCCTCCTACGTCCAGACCTTCTACAACGGGACGAGCGTCTTCCGGCATCTTGGCTCTTGCACCTATACCGCGGACACCAATGCGATCACCGATTTGTTCATCACTTCATCGAGTGGGAATTTGGCGTCAGGGAAGGCGATGCTTTATGGATATGACTAATCGTTCAAACAATTTCGACGCGCTGCGCCTCATCGGGGCGCTTGCCGTTTTCGTCACGCACCTGTACGGCTTGGCGGCCCTCCCGCAACCGTTCCTCGTCGCCGGCCGGCAGCTTGGCGAGCTCGGCGTGATGCTGTTCTTCACGATCAGCGGCTATCTGGTCTCGCGCAGTTGGTCGAGCGATCCCGATGTCGGGCGGTTTCTTGCGAGGCGGGCGCTGCGGCTACTGCCGGCGCTGGGGCCATGCCTGTTTCTTACGGCAGAACTCGCGATCATCTCGGGCAATGTGCCAGGGGTCGAGCCGTACCTCGCGGACAACGCGCTGACGCGGGTGCCGGTGGCCTGGGGCAACGGCTCCTTGTGGACGATCCCGATCGAGGCGCTGTGCTACGGGCTGTTTGTGGTCGGCGCTGTGGTAACGCGACGGATGCCCCTCATTTGGATTGCGGGGGCGGTCCTGCTGGTGCTGATCCCGCCCGACAACTTCACGCTGGCGCAGACCGGACGCCTCGGCCTGTTCTTCGCGATCGGTGCCGCGGCCGCAGCGTGGCCCTGGGTCGTGCGCGGAGCGCCGTGGATGGCGCTGGCGGGTCTCGCGCTCCTGCCGCTGCACGATTACCTTGGCTTCACTCTGATGGCCCCGCTGGCGCTCTGGATCGGGCTGCTATCGTGGCCTGGCCTGCGGGACGCTGGCCGCCTCGGCGACTTCTCCTACGGCATCTACATCTACGGCTACCCGGTCGAGCGGGTGTTCGCCTCGCTGATGCCGGGCGTGCCGATCGCTGGGCTGTTCGCGCTCTCTCTGACCGTGACTGTCGCGCTCGCGGCGCTGTCGTGGTATCTGGTCGAGAGGCCGGCGCTGGCGCGGAAGCCGACAGCGCGCCGGGCGGCGGTAGTGGTGGAGGCGACATGAGACGAGACGACGATATGCCGCCGCCCGGCGCGCTGGTGGTGGTGGTGATTATGCTTATTGGCTTCGCAACCATGATGGCTGGAGCCAATGCACAGCAACCATCCCCATCGCCTTGCGTTCGGAGCGGGCAGCCGCCAGCTGGGGGCGTCGATCTCGACCAAGTGCGCTGCCGGATTGCGCTCGACACGCAGCGCATGGGGCAGATGCTAGGCGAGTTGAACGATGCGACGGCGGCGATCACCCTGGCGCGGGAGGACGCGAGGAAGGCGGCGATGGAGAAAGCGGCGATGGAGCAGCGGGTTCGGGATTGGGAGGGGTATGCCAAGCCGCTCTATGCGCCGTCGGGCGGGGCTGAGAAGCCATGACACATTTCGCTATTCTCCTATTGGGTTGGGGAGCAATTGCCGGCTTTGCATTATCGGTGGTGATTGTTGCCGACCGGATGGACCGCCTACGCGAGATGAAGCCTGATCGTCTATACGAGGATGGCTGCATAAATTGGACCTTCTGGTATCCCGGCCGGCATGACCCGCCGCCGCTGGCATGCCCGCGCTCGCCCCCGTGAGCCTCACCCCGACGCAGCGTTGGGCCATCGCCGCCGACCTCTCGCTCCTGCGGCAGATCGGCTTCTCGCACCTTCGGATGCTGACGTTCACGAAGGGCGGCGACCCGCTCTACGACCCTTGGCCGAGCGGCATCTTCTTGACGTTTCCGCAACCGACCCCGGATGAGTTGACGAACCTGTTCGAGTTCACGCAGATGACCGCCGCGTTCGGCATGACCTACGAGGTCGTGTTCGTCATGGCGGATCACCAGAACCTCTATTATCAGAACGATGTCTCGTCGGCGATGTACCGGCAGTTCATCGACGCAGTATGGAACTGGATGTGGGGCGGGCTGCTGTCGCGAGTCTACTTCGGCGGAGATCTTCGCCTCGGGGGTCATGACATCGGGCAGACCATCGTCTACAATCACCGCGATTGGCTCCTGCGGGAGTGGCCGTACTTCGTCGCGAAGTGCCCGGCGTGCGGAATCGGGATTGAACTCACTTCCGGCGACGCGACGCTCTGCGATCGGGCAGTGGACAGCATCGCTTGGGCGCGTGCAAACCTCACCGAACGCCCGCCGAGTTTCTTCGGGTGCCAGATGTATCCGACCTCGCACGCTTGGCTCCAGGCGGCGGGATGGGAGCACGACGGCGTCGTTGACTGGGCCGGCATGGTGCGGGACTGGCTGGCGCGCCTCCGTGCTGCGGCGGGCCCGATACCGATCCATGCCGATGAAATCGGGATGTTGCTCGCCTCGTCGGCGCCGATTTCCTCCGATCTCACCGCGGCCGACCAAGCGGCCTTCCTCGCAGCGGCCTACCGTGTGTTCAACGCGGCGCAGGTCGGGGCGAACGTGTGGGAGTTCGCCGACCATGATGGCATCGGCCGGTTCGGGTTGTTCGATGCCGCGCGGCGACCGCGGCTGGCCGTCGCTGCGCTATCCTCACCGCTACGCACGGCGACTTCGCAGGGCTTGCGGCCGGGTGTGGCGTACACGCCGCCAGAAATGGTGGGCCTGCAATGGTTGCTCGGGCCGTGAACGATTCCGGCGCTTTGAACGTTGGATTAACGGAAATTTCCGCGAAAATGCTCGCCTCTCTGTGTACCCCTCTTCCATCGATCGGGGGAGCACGTACATCATGGCACACAGCGCAAGCACATTCTTGGATGAGGTATGGGCGCCGATGAGCGACGGGGACCGGGCAGAACGTCGCACAGGCTTTGCCGAGATCGGCGAGCGTGTCACTCGCGTCGAGACCAAGATGGACATCCAGACGGGCGAGTTGGCCTTGCTACGGCCGATCGTGCACCGAATGGTCAGCGAGGTCTCGGCACTCGTACTCCAAGGAGAACAGCGCCAGCGCGATCATGGAGCGCTGATGGAGCAACTTCAAAGATTCGGCGACCATCTCGAGCAACACGACAGCCGCGACGATAGCCGCTTTGCCGCGCATGGCAGCCTACTTGCCGGGATCGGTGCCAGATTGGATGCATTCGAGGCGGACAAGGAGGGGTGGGCCGCTTGGAAACGGGCTATCGCGCCGGCAGTGATTGCGGCTGGCGTGACGTTGGCGACGGCGATCCTGGTGCTGACGGTCCAGCATTTTTCCGGGATGGGCGTTCGGTGAGCGCGGCTCTCCTCATCATCAGCTTAGGCGTCCAAGCCCTCACCTTGCTGACGCTGGTCCTGGCGCTGGTCAAGATGTTCCAAGTGACGCGCGAGGCGCGGGGATCGCGGGCTGAGGCCCTGATTGCGGCGATTGCGGCTGAGAGGGCGGCTAGCGCTGCTGCGACGCACGCCGAGAGGGCTGCGGTTGTCGTTGTCGGCATGGCAGCCGATATCAAGGAGGTTGCGACCAACACCAACAGCATCATGGCCGCGGCGCTCGCGGCCATGATGAGTCGGCGCGCGTGCAGGTCAGCGAGGCCGACGCTGCCGGCGAGAGGCGCGGCATCTCGATGGGTGAGGCGAACAAGCGAAGGGGAGGAGACGAGCCATGATCCGTCAGCACGATCCCCAACCGTTCGAGGGCGGCGTTCGCTGCCGCATCTGCGGGGCGGTCAACCCAGGTGACGACAGCACCTGCATCATGCGGGCCGGCGATCCGAGCGAGATGCGGCCAGAGCCGGAGCGGCGGCGGTACGCGATCGAGGAATATGATACGATCAGCGCGCGTGTTGATGATTTGCGAGTTGAGCGAGACGAGGCGATCAACAAGCCGAGCGAGTTCCCTGCGAGGGAAATGAATCGTGAGGTTTTCCGGCGTTGGGTCGAGAGACGGCAAGCGATACTCAGTCGAGCGAGGGGTAGATGACCGCATTCGACATGCCGCCGCTGTCCGCCGGCTTCCCCGCACGCGGGCGGTGGCTGATCGACCGGCTGATGGCCGACCTCGCGCTGACCGAGAACCAGGCGGCCGGCATCGTCGGCAATCTTGGGGGCGAGAGTGGACTGGACCCGGACATCAACGAGCACCATCCGCTCGTGCCGGGCAGCCGCGGTGGCTTTGGAATCGCGCAGTGGACCGGGAGCCGGCGCGCCGCATTCGAGACATGGGCGGCAAACGAGGGGCTTGATGTCGGCACCGACGAGGCGAATTACGGTTTTCTAATTCATGAACTCCAAACCACCGAGGCGCGGGCGCTCGCTGCTCTCCGCAAGACATTGACTGTCTCGAAGGCTGTTGACGTATTCCAGCGCCTATTCGAGCGGCCATCCGATCCGGATGCCGGATTTGCCCCGCGCCTCGATTATGCCAAGCTGGCGCTCGCCGGACCGCGCGTATCGCCTGTCCAGACTCCGCCGCCGACCCAAGACCTGAACGATACGGTGCAGGCGACCTATCTCGCTATGTCGGCGACCGTGCGGGCATTGCAGACCGTGCTCAAGGCAGCAGGATATAATCCGGGGCCGATCGATGGCATACCAGGCGAGCGCACCGATGCGGCGCTCAAGGCGTGGCAGGCGAGGCGGGGATGACGCTGGCGCCAGGGGGCATTTCCTCCCCCCGGCAGTCAGCTTGGCATAGGCTCGCGCCACTAAAGCGCACGCTGTCGTCCATTACGCTGCGGGCCGGCACACCGGACGAACCAGTGTTTAGGTTCAAAGCTCGCCGCAGCGCGCACAGGATAGCATCGCCGCCGCGCAGCAAAAAGGCCGACGTTGCCGCCGGCCGAGTTTTGCAACTGGGAGGTAGAGGCGCGAGGTTGCAGATATTGGAGGCAGGTACGGGAATTGCACCCGTAGCAATCAGGGTATGAACCTGATTAGGTCGCTGTCCCTTCCACCTGCACCAATGTTGCAGGCAACGCCGCGCGGGCGCATTATTGCACGGCAAGCGCGGGAGGGGAAGCCAGTGTCGGATAAACTCACGATCGCGGAATGGATGCAGCCGTACCTGCCGATCGTCGGGGCTGTTGTGCGCGGCCTGGTGCAGATCGCGAGCGGGTTCGGCTTCACCTGGGCGCTGACCGTGACCGGCGACCAAGTTACGATGGCGGTAAGCGCCGGCTTCATGCTCGCGACTCTGCTCTGGTCGGCGTGGCAGAAGATTGTCGCAATCAGGAATGCACGCAGGGCCGAAGTCGCGGCTGCGAAGGCATCGGCCGCAGCCACGATGACCGCGGGCGTTGCGACGCCGGTTACTCTGACCGTGACCGCTGAGGGGATGCCTAATAAAGCGGTTCGGGTCTCGCCGGAAGAGATTGCCGCGGCACCTTCTGCGCCGGCCAACGTGGAGCCGAGCCCGGCTCCCAAGGGTGTGTGAGGAGGATTAAATGACCGCCGGCATCTGGTTCTGGATTCTGTACGTGATCTCGCTGGTTTTTACCGGATGGTCGAGTTGGCCGTTCGGCCCGGCGCATGCGCCGTATGGGTTGATCTACATCCTGATCGGCCTGTTGGGGTGGGGCGTCTTCGGCGCACCGATCCGGTGAAGTCGCCCAGGCGGTTCGCCGAGGAGTTGGCGCTGACCCTGTGCGAGCGGCGGGTCATCGACCCAGCGCAGGTGCCTGGCATCATCGCTGAGGCCGAGGCCGTGATTCAGCGGGCGATGACTGAGAAGCGGGACATCTACGAGCGGGTGTTCCCGAGATACCCGACGGAGTACTGAACTTTTTAATCTTCACAGAAGGAAAACGCCATGACCCGCACTTACGTCGCCCTTCCGCTCGCCGCCGCCCTCGCCCTCGGCGGCTGCGCTCAGCTCACCGGCGCGTTCAAGACCGCGTGCACCGACATGGCGGCGCTCCCGCCGGCCGTGGTCGCGACGCTCGACGCGCAAAACCCGCACTCGACGCTCGGCGTGCTCTGGGCCGACGCGAAGTCGGCCTGCGTCAATGGCGTGCCGGTCGCCGGCGTCGACGAGAGCTGGCGTGCGATGATCTGGGGCGAGATGAAGGTGCTCATCCCGCAGCTCCTACCGGCGCTGATCCCGCTTCTCGTCGGGCTGTTGTGATGGTGCGGCGATGACGCGCGTTGTTTTCTGGTGGGCGGTTAGCTGGTCGCTCGCGCCGCTTTACTGGGTCGGCCGTCCGCGCTGGTACGGCTGGGCGACGGGCAAGTATGCGCGGGCTTCGTGTGATGTCGCGATGGTGCGGTGGCGGCTGTGACAACGCTATTCCAAGCTGCCATTCGGCGTGCGCAGGAGGCGGAAGAGCGCGCGTATGAAGAGCGTGGCCTGATGCGTCGGATCAAGCAGGTCGAGCATGATCGATGGGTAGAGCATGCTCGCTGCATACTTTGGTCGAAGATAATCGCAGCCGGCTATGATCCAAAGACGATGCGCCAGATAGAGCCGTGAGCGCCCGCCCCGGCCTCCCGCCGAGCCTGCCGCCGACCTGGCTCGACCGCTACGCCCCGAAGCCAACCGTGCGCCGCTGGACGCCGGGGAGGCCGATGCTGCTCGTCGCCGCGCTGGCCGTGCTCGCGTTTATCGTGTTGGCGCTGCTGATCCTCGGGCCGCCTACTCAGTTTGGGCCGGTGGGGTTGATCCTCAGCGGGGCGTGGCAGTAGCCAGCGCCTCCGCAGCGGCGCGGAGGGCGGCGCGGGACGCATCGACATATGTCGCTGCAATCCCTTGTTCTCCGAAATTGTGCGGGGACTCTTCGATGGCTTCTACCAACGCCGATTTTACCGCCTTCACCAACTCCTCGCTCGGCTCGCGCAGTAGGGAGAGGGCGGTGAGGAAGCCGTCGCGGTAGGCGCCCACGACTACAGCTTTTATTTCTTGAAGTAATTCAACCGTATTGATACCGGCGATAATCTCGCCATTATGTGTTTTATTTATTAGTACATCGAATACGCGCTCAGTCGCGCTCGGCTCCATCGGCGGTAAGTCAGCCATCGACCCTCTCCCACACCTGAATGAAGTTTGCCCTCGGCCACAGTAGGTCAAGCAACTCCCACAGAACGCCGTGCGGCTCGGAGAACGATAGGCCGGCCGCCGGCGCGCCGAATATCTGGCCGGCGACCTCGCGGTTGATCTGGTCGTTCGTCCAGATGCAGCCGAGGTCGGCGCGGCGCATTAGGCCGAGGCAGCGGTCAGCCGGGCGATCTCCTCCAGCAGCCACTCGACCAGCATGGCGTGGTCCGGCCACACCATCTCGTTGCCGGGGTGCGCCGCCTGCCACCTCTCGATCGCGCGCATCTGCGCGGCCCAGAGCAGGTCGAACGTGCGCTGCTTGTCGGCGATCTCGTCGCGGGCCTCGTTGAGCCGGAGGAGCAGTATTTCTACGGCGGAGTAGTAGTATGGATTGACCAGTCCGGAACTGCCGATGCGTCCGCTCTCGCTGGCGGCATCTAGACATCGATCATCTCCGTGTTTCTTGCGTATGGCGGCCTCGTCGCCGACCCATTTTTGCGCTTCACGCTCGTCGTCGGTCATGGCGCCGGCCTCCCGTCTCTGATCGCTTCAATGAGCACGGACCAATCCGAGTAGAACGTTCGCTTGTGAACCCACGCGAGGCACCGCGCCCGCTCCTCGGCCACGGCCCGCGCGGCGAAGGCGTCGTTTAACTCAACGGCGATCGTCGCGAGAGACTCCGGCGCGTCGCACTCACTCCAGAAGTCGCAGCCGCTTTGCATGAACCACGCATGGAAGGCATCATAAAAGCGACTATGGGTAACTTCTTTCGGCTCAACCATCTCGGTGCTCGGGGGTTGCTCAGGCATTATGCTTTCTCCCATTCCTTACCCACACCGGCCACTCGCCGACAGCGAGCGCGAGGATCACGCGCCTCGTATTTCTTCCCGGCGCGCAGCAAACATTCTGGCGATAGCCGTCCGGTCGTCGGCCGATAGCGCCCTGATCACGTGCGCGTTATGGCGATCCAAGTCATCAACCTCGGCTCAGTCGATGCACTCGGCGAGCCGTAGCGGCAGGTCGTGCAGGAAGGTATCGCGATCCTCGGGCAGTGTGCGCTTTGACTGCTTCTGGTGCCAGAAAGGATGTGTCCTGGCTGCGCGTCGCTCGGCTGGCGTGCGCGCCGCCCCGGTTTCTTGCGCGCCGCTCGCGCCGGTGTTGAGCAGGTCGCTCTGCGGCGCGTCGGCAGGGACACCGAGACCCAGCTTCCCGGTGCCGCTGGCGGGCGGGAGGGGAGCGCCTGATTGGCCGCCCCCCTCCACTACGGTGGCACCGGAATCAGCCGCGTCATGCGCCGGCTGGCCCGCGGTGGACGCCGCATCTGCGATAGGCTCGCCCTGACGCGGTGCCTGGGGAGAACCAGCGCCAGGGCGCTCGCCGGCCCCCTCGCCGGAGAGATCGGTGTTCTGTGGGGGCGCGGCCTGCTGAGTCTCGCGGACGACCACCTTCTCGGACGCGACCCGCCGGCGAGTGCCGTAATCGCTGCTCATGCCCTTCGTCAACTCGTCGAAGCCCCGCTCGTCGAGGGTGCGCATGAGGCCCTGGTTGTTGTCCCAGACGGTCGTGAGCCCGGCCTCGCCGCGCTGCTTCTCGGCCTCGTCGAGCGCGTCGTAGTAGGCCTCGACCGCGAGCTCGACCGTCGGGTACTCGCCGACGGTCCCCGTCATGTCGACGACCTCGAGCGGAGGGTCGGGCTCCGCTGTCTGGATGAATTGCTCTCGGGTCGGCCGCGGCGGGATCGCCGGCAGAATTTCCGGTGCCGGCAGGTGATCCATCTCCTCGTCCCGCATCAGCAGCTTTTCGAGCACCGAAGCCTGGGGAGCGGCCTTCGATGCGCGCCGGAGAACCACCTTACGGGCCATTTCTCCCCACCAGTCGACCCAGGGCCCGCGATCCTTGGCGCGGCTCACGGCGCGGACGCGCTCGATCTCCTTGACGCTCATCACCTCGCGAATGGTCTCGCCGCTGGCAAGTTTGATGATGGCGTAGGCTCCGACAGGCTCTCCTCGGTCTTGGTCGAGCGGCGGCGGTTCGTGCTCAATGAAAGCCTGATCGCCGAGGGCGTATTTGAACCGATCGTGCCGATAGACCACCTCGGCTATGGCGCTGTCGACTTCACCGCTGTTGCGCAGGCGCTTACGGATTCCGGCGATCATCGGCATCGCCTGCACTGCCTCGATCCAGTGCTCGCGTCCCTGACGATCTTTGATCTTCGTCTTGTAGACGACGAGAGCGGCCTCGCGACCATCGGGGAGCAAGCCGTCACTCGCGAGTTTGACGGCTGCGTTGAAAAGCGTTCGCCGGTCGGCGTTCGCCAGTGCCGGATTGATGTTGAGAGCGGTAACGACGATTCGCTTAAAGTGGTCGACCGGGATGTTCGGCGGGAGCACCGCGGCGAAGTTCGGAGCATAGACTTCGAGCGCCTGCTCGATCGGCATGGTTGCGATGTCGCCGTTCTGGACGGGTGTGATAGCGCGATTATCGTCGGGCATTTCGGGGGTTCTCCTCAAAGTGGGATGGGGTCATCGAAGGGCGGCGGGGCGCGCTCGCCACGTTCCTCGACGCCGTAGACGGCCTCTTCGCCATAGTCCGGTGCCGGCAGGCGATCGAGTGGCTTGTATGGCCGCGGACGCTCGTTGTCGGCCCACTTGCGCGCAGCCTCTTCGGTCATCGGCGTGAAGGAGAAGATTGCGGCACCGCCGTAGAGAAACGTGTCGAACTTTTCCTCGCCGTCGAGCAATGGCCGATGGTCGGTGCCGGGGACATCGACGCACAGCATCACCGTGCCGAACTTCTCGACCTCCCGGACCCGGCCGTAGTGTCGCCTATGTCCAAAGATTTCTACCAGCCCCCACGTTTCTTCGGGCGTCGCGTCGTCGGCCATTCATCCCTCCGGGGTTATCTCTTGCAGGGCCGCGGTCCTCGCGGCATTCAGGTCGGCCATTGCGGTATGGCTGCCGCCAGCGTCGGGGTGTCGAGAGCGCGCAAGGCGACGGTAGGCCGCCTCAACCGCCTCGCGCGTCACGGCACCACCCGGCGCAAGGTCGAGCGTCCGTCGCCAGTCGTTCGGTGGTGGCAGCGCCGAGAACCCTTGGAACGTCGCCCGGACGAGCGCCAGGGTGCCGTGGCGGAGCTCGACCCGGCGCGCCTCGATGATGTGGTGGATCGCCTGAAGATTGGCCTCCACGGAGCTGTAGCGGTCAACCGGGATGCAGACCTGCATCCCCTCCCAGGTGAAGTAGGCCGCGACGCCGGGATCGGCCGGACGGTGTTCGCCAAGCGTCACGTTCGACGACAGCACAACCCCGTGCACCGGCTTTCCGCTATCCTTGCCGAAGAGGCGGAGCGAGGTCTGTACGTTGTCGAGGGCGCGCGGGAGCGTCGTCTTGAACGCGCCGGCCTCGCGCTTCTGGGTCCGGGGGAACCCGGCAGGCCAAGCCAAGGGGTAGGCCGAGGTCATCGCGGCTCCCAGTTCTGCGCCTCGAACCAGTCCTCGACGGCGCGCTGAATGGCCTCGGACAGCGACGTGATGTGCGCCTGCGCTGCCGCGTCGGTCATCGGCCGACGGTGCCGCTCGTCATCGAGGAAAAGCCGGGCCAGTTCGACGCAATCGGGGTCGACGCCGATCGGGGTGCGGGGCATCAGCGGACACTCGTCCCGGAAACGTGTGTCCAGTTTGCATTCTGGACGATGGCTTTAATGCACCCCCAAGTTACTCCATATTTTGCTGCCAAAACATGGGCCGGTTTGCGGCGGTCCCCTCTGTAGGTTTGATATGCCTTATATTCTTCGCGGATACACTCAACCTGCTCAGTCGTCAGAATTGCGCGGCCGTTCTTCTCTCCCATTGGCAAGGTGCCGTGACGACGCGCGTCTGCCGAATTTTCCACGGGCAGAGCCCATCGCAAGTTGGTCGGTAGATTGTTGAGTTTATCGCCATCCCAATGGCACGCGTAATGCTTTGGCGATGGCCGCGGACCGTGAAATGCTTCGCAGATCAAGGTATGAAGAGTTTCCGATCGGTGGCGTCCGTCTTGCCAAAATGTTATGACGACGTATCCGTGTCCTCCTACGGGTAGGGCGCGGGGCTGCAGCAACCGGCGTTTAAGGCCGCCGCGTATCCGCCGAATTTGCCCACTGTCGCCGACCTCATAATCGGGCCAACGAGGGCACTCCTTCCATTCTGTCATCGGACAACCGTGTGATGATGCTCGTAGATATGAGCGCCCCGCAGTTCTCTGCCGCCTGCCTTCACAAAGCCTCGTATTGCCTTCTCTAGGGCATCAAGAGGGATAAAAGGTCGGAGTTTGTCGAGGTCTAGCGCCTCGCGATCAACCACATCGCCAACCCATTCTGTCCTCAAGGAGGCGACGCTTCCGAACTCGCCTCGGGTCCGCGACAACTCGGCCGGCTTCACCTCGGCCGCCTTCTGAGCCTTCACCGCGTCGGCTGCGGCCTGGCGCGCGAGTTCCTCGGCGCTGACCGCGGTATCGAGTTCCTGCTCGGTCTGCGCCGCGGCTGCGGCAGCCTCGGCCTCGCGGCGCTGGCGCTCCGCTTCCTCGGCCCGCGCGCGCGCTTCGGCTTCCCGGCGGCACCGCTCTTCCTCGGCCTTGGCACGCTGGTAGAGCGTGAGGCGCTTCTCCAGGACAGCCTTTGTCCGATCGAGCGGATCTGTGATCCGCTTGCCGTGGGCGTCAATAAGCCTCTCCGTTGCCAGGAAGGGCTCTTTGCGTCCGACGCGCCAAGTCTCGGCAGCCTTGCGGCAAGCGGCGATCAACCGGACGAGATCGGCAACCTTCTGTGAAACCGTCTCGTCCTCGACGACAGCCGGGGCGCGCTCGGCGGATGCGAGAAGATCGTCGCGACGACGGGCTAGATCGGCGGTTTCCTCGGTCAGAAGCTCGTCAAGGGGTGGCTGGTTGTGATCCCGGCCGGCTAGTTGGTTTTCAACGGCATCGCTCATATTCTAAGCTCCAATATCCAACCGGAATGGCTTTTCGCCTAGCTGCTCACGCAGGTTGTTCGCCCGGATGAGCAAATCCTTCTCCTCGCAGGGGCGATTGTTAATCTTCCACAAGCCGACTCCAGCACCTTTCTCCACGTTATCGCCGCGTGCTCGAAGCCATTCAGCAATGTACGCAACCGTGATAGCTGGTCGGCCGGGGCGTTTCTCCGTATCTTTTACAAAATGTTTGTAGACATCAAATTCAAATCGGAGAACTTTTACGATGGTATTCGTAATGTTGGTGGCATTTCTTACCTGCGCTTGATCATATGGCTGCCCCGACATAACCCTGTCAAACATATCGCGTAGGTCCGTAGCCATTGCGCCGATATCAACGTTGGTAATCTTCACATCTCCTCGATGTGTCTCAACAGCCGTTCCAGTCGCTCCTTCACTATCGTTATCTGATCCGGCAGATGCGCCGACAGGCCGCTGTCCAGACATTTGAGTGCCCTCTTCCGTTGTCGTTGTTCCGGTGTTCCCTGGCGCTGTTTAGCGCGCTCGCGTACCGTTGGATCTTCATGATAGCGCTTACGCATCTGCGCTCTGCGGCGCTCTGCATATCCGGGATCTTGTTGCTGAAGAAGCTGAATGCGCCGGCGTTCCTTCTTCTTGAAAGACTCATATCGTTCTGGATCGGCCTTCAGCCGTTCGCGCCAACGCTTCTGTGAGGCTCGGTCAACCGCTCTTTTCCTATCGCCTGTCAGCGGCATTGTATTTCCCCTTCTCTTTTCCGGGTCAAAACGGCAGAGTGGCTTGCAAGAGGTTCAGCGCCTCGCGCGGTCGGGCTTGCGGCTCATGTGGAGCGTGCTGCTTTGACCACTCAAGATCAGCCAGCCTGAATCGATAGTCGCTTTCGCTGATTTCCCGCTCGCGGCGGTAGATCCGGTTGCCGTAGGTATGCGTTTCCTGCTGCAGGCTGTAGATGCTGACGGGCTCGCCGCCGACAAACGCCGCGAGGAACGGCGAGCGCTCCATACGGTTCGTTGGCTGCCCGGGTTCGACCGTCGTGTGCACGCGCATGATGGCAGCCGGCAACGGCGGGCCCCATTTATTGAAACCTAGACGTTCACGCACCAGCCAATATCCCTCTACCAAACGATCTGCGAGATTTACCCAGTTCCGCGCGTTGAGTGCAGCATTCCCGCTACGAGACGAAGGGGGCATATTTAGGTCGTCCTGGCGAATGTATCGTGGAATTGCGTTGCGGCCTGCTGATATGCAGCAACAGCATCTTGTAGATGGGTAAAATGGCCGAGGTTTAGCCGTGTATTGCCGACTCTAATGCGCGCTCGCCATTTTTGGCGTTCGGGGCGGAAATCGACACCTTTGAACCCGGATGTATTATTTTTGTGTTTGCTTGTGTTCCAGCCGTTTTGCGGCGGGGTAGCCAAGCGAAGGTTCAGCAGCCCGTTGTCCAAGGGGTTTGTGTTGGCGTGATCAACTATCGCCTCTGGCCATGTGCCATAATGGTGCGGCCACGCGATTTTTGCAGCAGGATATTGCTTCTTGTTGATTGCTATCAAAAATCGAACACCCCCGCGCGAGCCGATCGCTATTGATCCAGCGCGGGCTCCAGCATATCGAGTATTCCATTTTGCCATTACGTCCGTTCGATGCCGCCAAATAAAAATGCCAGATACAGGATCGTAATCCAAAATCTGTCGCACGTATTCTTGGGTTAATGGTACGGTCATGGCAAAATCAGCCAGTAGCCGGTAACGATCGGCGAGGCGTCGCGAACCCAGGAGCGGGGGGCGGCGATCATGGCGCCGTTATCTCCGCTACGACATGGATGGCGCGCGCACCTCGGAGCGGCATCAGTATGCCTTCGCCGCCCTTAAAGCAGAACGGCATGGGGTCTGTCGGGTGCGGCGCGGGAGGGACCAGCAGTCCAGGAAGCGGCGCGATCATGCGGATGTATTTCGCATCAAAGGCGGCCTCGCCGATCCCAACCGATGCGTCCAGCGGCGCTAACCCGCTGCCGTCGCATTTGGGGCAGTTGCATTCGCAACTCGGGCAATCGTGCAGGCGGCCATCATAGCAGGAACACGGGACATCGGATGGCTGCGGTGCATCCAGCGGCAGCAATTTTGCCCATGTTCGCCAACCGGCGAAGTCCGCGAACAGCTTTTCGATGGGTATGCTTGTCTCCGACTCGGGCACATCGGGACGCCGTGGGACCCGGACGGCGATGTGCCCGTTGGTCGCGTAGGTCCATTCGCCGAGCGAGAACGGGCGGCTCAAATGCGGACGATCTGTGCCCGCGTAACAGAATGGCGTCAGGATTTGTTCGGTCATGCTATGCGCCAGTAGGCTAGCACGCTCCCGGCGATCAGCCCGGCCGCGAGCGCCAGCGGTAGGACCGGACCGAGGCAGTTCCAGGCGCGCCGCCACGCGCGGCGGGTCGCGATCTTCACGGCTGTTCTCCAATCATGGTGGAAGCCAAGCTGTAGGAAGGCCGGGGCGAGCGTGTGCAATCGCCGCGAACCCCCGCTCTGTATCACCGCTGATGCGGAAGAGGCGCTGGGCGACCGCGACAGCCGCATTCAGCCGTGTCGCAGCTTTACGAGCGCTCTCGGCGCTGCTGTGCGCGGCGACGCCAAAGACGAACTCCTGGGTGAACGTATCGAAGATGCCGAACATGGCGACGGCGTGGATCGAGCCGGGCATCGGGCGCGCCTCGTATCTCGGGGGAACGGGCTCGCTCATGCCGCTGCTTCCGCGGTCGGCTTGTGCTTGTAGTAGACACCGTTCTGCTCGAACAGCTTCCCGGAGCGCGCGGCCCTGAGCAGGAAGGTGTGCGCCGACGCGACCGGGAGATTGGTGGCCGCGACGATCTCCGCTTCGGTGAAGTGCGTCACGGCACCCCCGAAAAGGTTCATGATGACGCGCTGCACGGCATGGCGCTCGCGCGGCGCAGCCTCGGTGGCGGGCGCGCCTAGCAGTTCCTTCGCCCGCTCTAGGCCACGGATCTCGCCGTCTATAGCGGCGAGTGCGGTGCGAAGATCGCTGATCTCAGCCTCATACCCTGCGATCTGCTCCACGCGCTTATCACGGCGCACCCGAAGGTCAGCGATGGCTTGGTCGATCTCGCTCATTGATGCAAATCCCCATTCGACTGTCTCAGATCGCGCCAACCGAATTTCAACTTGTCATAAGCGACGTGTCAAGGCTAAAATGCCGCCCCATGAACGATCCGCTGCCGCTCACTCCGTCGCAATACCGCTGCCTGATGGCGATTTCCCGACTTTCCAACGGCGTTGTCGGGCCGAGTTTCAAGGAATTGGGGGCCGAGCTTGGCATGTCGGCTGCTGGCGCGTTCGGCCTGGCCGAGAAGCTGCGAGAGCGCGGATGGGTGGCATGGAGCAAGACCAGGTCTATTACGGTGCTGCATCCCGATAGGCTGATTCCCGGAACAGAGGAAAAGAGTCCATGAAGAGCAACGAGCACCCAGCGGCCAGCTATATCGACCGCATCGTGTCCCTCGAGGAGGATGTCCGTGGTCTCCGAGGGGACATCAAGGACATCTACACCGAGGCGAAAGAGGCCGGGCACCGGAAAGGGGCGATTCGGCTCGTCGTCAAGCGGAAGATGGAAGACGAGGACGCCCGCCTCAGCCGCGAGGCGATCGAAAGCGAGGCCGAGCAGATCATGGCGGCGCTCGGCATGCTCCGCGGCACGCCGCTCGGGGACGCAGCGGCGGTGCGCGCTGGGGTGAGCGACCAGCCGGTGGATGCTGAGACGGCCTCGGGCTATGACGCCTACCAAGCCGGCCGCAAGGCCGGTTTCATCGGTGCCGCCTACGACAACCCCTATCCCGAAGACGATGATCGGTTCAACGCCTACGCGAAGGGGTGGCAAGAGGAGCAGGCGAAGCGCGTCAAGGAAACCATCAAGCCGACCGAACCAGCGCCAGCGAAAGCCGATGGCCGCAAGGGACGCACGATGACCGAAGAGCAGAAGCGGAAGATGAAGGAAGGTCGCGAGCGGGTTGCTGCTGCGAAGGCCGCGTCCGCTACGCAGGCGGCCGCCGAGTAACCCGGCAATGGACGCCCCCGTCTTTATCAGCGTGCCTGGCGCTATTACACCTTGGAAAAGAGCCCAGCGGCAGCGGTTCGCCAACGGCGGGGTCCGTACCTTCACTGACGCGAAGGTCGAGGCCTATCACGCCGTCGTGAGGATGGCGGCCGAGCGTGCGATGGGCGGGCGGGCGCCTATCGTGGGGCCGGTCGAATTGACCGTGCGCGCCGTCTTCGCTGTCCCGCCGTCCTGGTCCGGGAAGAAGCGCAAAATGGCGCTCGCCGGGCTGATCCACAAAACCTCGCGTCCCGATCTCGACAATTCGATTAAGGGGGCGAAGGACGCGATGCAGTCCATCGTCTATGTCGAGGACAGTCAGATCGTGCGGTATGCCGATTGTGCCAAGGTCTACGGCGAGCGCCCGCGGCTTGACATCATCGTGAGCCCGGTCAGGCGGCTCGCCAGTCAAGCCGATAGTGCGCCCGGGATCGGGCCGCTCTTCGCCGCATGAGCGACGAGTGGCCATTTGGCGATCTGCCGCGAGCGCACTACGGCGCGCTGTTGGTTGACCCACCTTGGCATTTTCGCGCCCGCACGGCGCTCCAGGTAGGCAACTGGACCAGCCGCCGTGACGCAGAAAAGCATTACGACGTGATGGGCATCGAGGACATCATGGCCCTGCCGGTCAAACAGCTGGCAGCCAGCGACGCGCACCTGTTCCTGTGGACCACCGGCCCGTGCCTGCGCATGGCGTTCGACGTGATCGAAGCGTGGGGTTTCCGCTATTCATCAGTGGCGTTCACCTGGGTCAAGCTGAAGCGGAGCCATGATCGTTTGCAGCTGAGGTTCCTGCCGACAGCCGAGTCAGACCTGCATGTCGGTCTCGGACTCACGACACGAAAGAACGCAGAATTTTGCCTTCTGGGGCGCCGCGGGAACGCGCACCGCAACGCCAAAGACGTGCGCGAAATAATCATGGCCCCGGTGCGGGAGCACTCCCGCAAACCAGACGAGGCAGCCGCGCGGGTCGAGCGGTATTGCGATGGGCCGTATCTCGAACTTTTCGCGCGCACTATGCGGCCCGGCTGGGATAGTTGGGGTGATCAGGCCGACAAGTTCACTCCGGTGCTCACCGGCAAGGCGCGGCGCGCACCAAGCCTGCCCATCGGCGTGCAGTTTGCGGAGAGTCAAGATGCCTGACGGCGGTGAAGAGCGCGCGCCAGCATGGGAGTTCGGCGAGCACCGCCTGACGATCCTGCCGGGCACCGGATGGGATGAATGGCAAGGCCTCTGGTCCAGCGCAGACCGGATGAGCCGGTCGATCAATTTTTGGGTCGGGGATGCGCTCAACTATGCCTTGGCGGCGTTCCCCGATACCTGGAGCCAAGTCGTCGACGAAAAGTACATCCATCAGCAGCACGGCCCCATGTGGGTCTGTTCGCGGATCGAAGCAGGCCGCCGTCGTGCGGGTTTGAGTTACTCGATGCACCGAGAACTCGCCGCTATCCGTGATCCGCGGTTGCAGGATGAATGGCTCGACCGGGCCGAGGCCGGGAAATGGACGGTCAAGCAGCTGAAGCAGATGATGGCCGCCGCCGCATATCCCAAAAACGGCGCGCCAGCCGACCCGCCAGCCGACCCCGAAAATTCCACGTGGAATCAGCCCGGCGAGGAAGACGAGGAGGGTTCCGCGCGGAACCCGACCGAGGACGAGGCGGAAGCCGCGATCGAGGGCTGGCTCAACGGAGACGGGCCCACAGGATGCGCGGACGACACCCTCCCTGGCTCGGCTGATCAGTGGCGGGCAGTCGCGCAGGAGATTTCGCGCGCACCAAGCGTCGCCGACCTGCGCGCCTGCATCGAGGACATCAGGACCGTAGCCAAGAAACTGGCGCTGAACCTGCCCGACCCGGACATACACACGCTGCCGGGGAAGATCGCCGCGGCGCTCGGGGTAGCCGACCTCGCGCCCAACCCGCTGCACGATGTCCAGGCCGCGATCGACATGATCCCGGACGCGTGGCGCGCGGTGATCTGCATGGAGGGTGGGGAGAAGGTCTTCGGCGGGCGGAAGTGGACGGTCGAATTGCAGCGGCGGGGCGGCGGGCTCGCGCTCGGGATCGGACCCTGGCTGGCCGCGAGCGTTCTTGAGGCTGCCATCGCAGCCACGATCAGCGATTTGCTGTCGCCATGATGCGCAGGCCCTTGGCCATCGATCTCTTCTGCGGCCTCGGTGGCTGGGCCGATGGCCTTCTGGCCGAGGGATGGGATGTCGTCGGCTTCGATATCGAGCGGCACCAGTACGGCGAGCACCGCTACCCGACGCAACTCGTCATTCAGGACGTGCTGACGCTGCACGGCTCGCAGTTCAAGGATGCCGCGCTGATCGTCGCCTCGCCGCCGTGCCAGGAATACAGCTACATGGCGATGCCGTGGAAGCGGGCGAAGGCGAAGGCTGCGGCTATCCGCGCCGACGAGACGGGGCAAATGCTGGCCGACCTCAACCGGCTGTTCGATGCCTGTTTCCGCATCCAGGCGCAAGCCTCGCTCGCGGCCGGGCGGCACATTCCGATGGTCGTCGAGAATGTGCGGGGAGCAATCCCGTGGGTTGGCCGGTCGCGGTGGAACTTCGGCAGCTATCACCTTTGGGGCGACGTGCCGGCACTGATGCCGTGGACAGCGGCGCAGAAGGTGCCGGGCTTCCGGTTCGACGGCAGCGGCCGATCGTTTCAGACGGCGAGTGTTGGCGCAAAGTTTTCGATCGCTCGCAACGTCACAAAGGCAAACCGTGATCCGGCCGCCAGCGCGCATGGCGCCGCCCGCAAGGCCGCCAGCGCCATGATCGCCAAAATCCCGCTGGCGCTTGCGACGCACGTTGCGGCGGTTTACCGGCCATGACCTTCCCGCCCGCGCTCTTCGCCCTCGGCGTCGTGCTGATCGCCTCGGCCGACTACGACCCGCAGACCCTCACCCTCCGGTGGCCGGATGGCCGCGACGAACGGATGGCCGCGACATCGCCGGCGACATGCCAAGCTGCGGTGCGGGCGATCGAGCGCGGGTTGTGGCGACCAGTCGGTGACGAGCCGGTAAGCGCGACGTGCGCGCCTGGCGATCTGTTCTCGGCGCGCAGCAAGTGCATCAAGGGTTTCAATTGCGGTGGTCTAAAATGAGCATGACCAAGGCTGAGCGCGACCAGCTTTTGCAACTCGTCCGAAAGCGCGAGAAGGTGATGAAGGCGAAAGCGCAGGAGCGGTCAGCGGCGCTTCTGGCCGAGTTCGACGCGCAATCCGCCAAGATCCACCATTGGGATGAGGATGAGGTTTGGGCGCGTGTAAAGGCAGCGGCGGACAAGGCGATTGAAGAGGCCAAGCAGGCCATCGCGGCGCGCTGTAGCGAACTCGGCATTCCCGCAGAGTTCGCGCCAGGGATCGAAATGTATTGGCACGGGCGGGGACACAACGCCGTCGCCGAGCGACGGACAGAACTGCGTCGAGCGGCGAAGTCGAAGGTTGAAGCGATCGAGAAAGAGGCGCTTTCTCAAATCGAACAACTCAGCCTCAACGCCCAGACCGAGATCATAGCCCACGGGTTGGAGTCCGATGCAGCGCGTCTGTTCCTCGAACAGATGCCGGCGATCGAAACCCTGATGCCCGAATTGCAGATCCCTCAAATCCAGGAACTCGTTCAAGCGAAGCGCGCCGAGCGCAAGCGGCTCGGGTATCTCAATTAGGGGGCGAGACGATGACGTTCGATCTTGCCTCCTTCCTGCTTGGCACGGCGCTCGGCCTCGTAATCATGGTGTCAGCGCGCCGCAGAGACCGCAGGGCGCAGGAGCGTCGTCGAGCGATTGAGGCCGCGTTGGACCGTATTCCGACCAAGCGCTCCGCCGCCGACATTGTGCGCGGCACGATCGAGACGCCGGAGGACTGGGGCGATGCGCGCTGAGGACGACCGGGGCCCGCCGCCGTTTCCGGCCAACGTCGAGGCCGAGCAAAGCCTCCTTGGGGCACTTCTGGTATGGAACGAGAGTCACGCTAGGGTTGCCGACATCCTGCGCCCCGAAGATTTCTCTCTGCCGGTCCACCAGCGGATATACGCCGCCGTCGCCGCAGCGATTGACGCAGGCCGCGTGGCGAACCCCGTTACCCTGAGCGATGTCTTCGCGCGGGACGAGGCGCTCGTTGGGGCTGGCGGCACCGTGTACCTCGCCCAACTCGCCGAGAACGCGGTCACGATCATCAACGCTCGCCACTATGCCGAGCAGATCGTCGACCTTGCCCGGCGACGGGCGCTGATAGAAGCATGCCAGGAGACGCTAGCGGCGGCACAGGGCGTGAGTTTCGACCGTCCGGTGTCGATGGTCATCGACCAGCACGAACAGCGCCTGTACGAGCTCGGGGAGCGCGCCCCGGAGGCGCGCGTTGCGACAATGGCGGCGGCGGCACGCGAGAGTATCGCCCGCACTGAGGCTGTCTATCGCGCAGGGGGCGCGATTCAGGGCGTCGAGACTGGACTCGCCGATCTTGATCGACTTCTCGGCGGTCTGCTGCCCGGCAATCTCGAGGTGGTCGCGGGCAGGCCCTCGATGGGCAAATCGGCGCTGGCTGGGGGCATCGCGCACTACGTCGCCTCGCGGGGGATGCCGGTCGCACTCTTCAGCCTCGAAGAGACGGCCGCGCAACAGGCGCAGCGGATTGTCGCTATAGAGTCGGGTGTGGCCTCTGACCGCCAGCGCCGCGGCGATCTCGACATGGTGCACTGGCAAAGCATCGTCGATGCCGAGCAGCGCATCGGCCGGTTGCCGATCTACATCGACGAGACGCCTGGGCAAACTGTGCCGCAGCTACGGCGGCGCATGCGCGATCTGGTGCGACGCCAGGGCGTTCGGCTGGCGATCGTCGACCATCTGCAGATCATCGGATCGGCCGGCCGCGTCGAGAGCCGTCGGGTCGAGGTCGGCGAGATCACCCGAACGCTGAAGCGGGTCGCGAAGGAGTTGGGCATTCCGATTGTCCTGCTGTCGCAATTGAGCCGCGCCGTCGAGGCGCGCGACAACAAGCGCCCGCTCCTGTCCGATCTGCGCGAGAGCGGCGACATCGAATCGGATGCTGACCGGGTTATCTTCGTCTACCGGCAGGAGTACTATCTGAGTCGGGCCGAGCCCGAGCGGCGCGCCGAGGAACCCCAGGATCGGTTCAACGACCGGCATCAGCGGTGGGTCGAATCGATCGAGGCCGCCGCCGGCATTGCGGATCTGATCTTGGCGAAGAACCGCTTCGGTCCCACCGGCTCGATCAAATGCCATTGGGACGCGGCGTTGACGCGGTTCAGCAATCTGGAGAGATGGGAGCGATGAACCTCTTACCCCCCGAGAAACTTGCCGCCGTCGAGAAATGCTTCAACGAGGGCCGCGGCATCCGCGAGACCGAGCGGCTGACCGGCGTGCACCGCGACACGGTGAGCCGGTATTTCCGGCTGCTCGCTGCGCCCCCGAAGGAGCCCGACGAGGAGCAATCGGTCAGCGCGAACTACGAGGTCGTCGAGCACGACAACGACTGGCACGTCTTCTGCTGGCACGACAGCACGCCCGAGTGGTGGCGGCACGTTGCGACCTTTCACTCCGAGCAACGGGCCAGGTTCTATGCGGCGGATCAGGCTGCTTGGGTCGATAATGTCGCGGCGGAGGGAATTAAACAGTTGGAGGACGACGGCGTCGGCGGCGTGGCGGCAACCGCAGCCGAGGCCCTGGCACCGATCGAGCGGCTCCCCGAACCGCCGCCGACCGCTCCCGCCGCGACCGAGGACAATCCCGCAGCTGCGGAACGGCCTCTGACCCGCGAAGAGCGGAAGGCTGCAACAGAAAAGCGCCTTGACGAACTCGCGGCCGCCCTACCACCGCGGCACTGCGAGGTCTGCGGGGTCAAGCTTGAGCGCCGCGTCGGCGAGCCAGTCAACAACTTCGGGGTTCGCAAGACGTGCTCCCACGAGCATGCGCAGGAGTTGATCCGCGGCTCGATAGCGCGGCGCCAGTCGCCGGATAATTGGGTAGATGCACACCTCGCTGCGCCGCCCGAGGTTCCGCGCGGAACCCCAGATGAGGATGAGCCTGCGCCTGCGCCCGCTGCTGAGGCGGCCGTCGAAGAGAACGAGACGATAGAGGAAGCAACCTCGTTCCCCCTTGCCGCCGCTCCCGACGAGTCCCGGGAGATCGCCACGCCTGGTTACAAGAACTGCCATGACTGCCTCTGGTCGGGCCCGGTGCGCGACTATCGCTTTCACCGCGAGACGGATCACGCATGACCTACTTCCACGCCACGACGATCGACCGCATTCCGTCGATCCTGGCGCACGGGTTGGGTGCCGCCGGCGCGGCGCGGTGGCCGGCCATCGAGCGCGGCGTCTATCTGGCCGAAGCAGCGGAGCACGCCGTCTATGTGCTGCTGGACTGGTTTCGGCAGGCGGCTGACGACGCGGCGTCGCCGCGCGAGTTCATCGAGGCGATCCGCGTCATCGTGATAGACGACGCCCGCGTACCGCGCGCGCTGCTCGGGCCCGACCCCGACATCCCGAGAGAGGGGATCTGGCTCTACCGCGGCGGCATCGACGTGCGCAACATGCCGATTATCCCAATCGACACGCTGGCGGCCGAATGGTCGCTCGGGATCGGGTGCCTATGAGCGTGCGGATCATCTGCGGCGACGCGCTGACGGTGCTCCGGGAAATGGAGAGCGAGAGCGTGCACTGCGTCGTTACCTCGCCTCCCTATCTGGGTCTGCGGGCATATGACACAGAGCCGCAAATCTGGGCGGTAATCCGGCCTGCGGCCATTCCTGGCAGGACGCCACGGTGGTCGACAGCCGCCATTTCCCCGAAGAGGAGCCGACCCCGAAGCAGGCGACGAACACCGGGAGCCATCAACGCGGCGTTGCGCCTGGAGCTTTTTGCGGCCGCTGCGGCGCGTGGCGCGGCGAGCTCGGCCTTGAGCCCGGCCCCGCGCTCTACATCGAGCACATCGTCGAGGTTTTTCGGGAAGTAAGGCGCGTCCTTCGATCGGATGGCACCCTTTTCCTGAACCTGGGCGATAGCTACGCTGGCTCGTGGGGCGCACAGGGCCGTCGGGTCACCGAAAGTGACGAGCCGTCCTGGCATTCATCGCAGATCAAAAACCACCCGAAGCGTGCGAGCCACACCGGGACGATCCGCGGCTTCAATCTAAAGCCCAAAGACCTGATGATGATGCCGGCGCGGATCGCCCTCGCCTTACAGGCGGATGGGTGGTGGATCCGCTCCGAGATCACCTGGGCCAAAAGGGCCCCGATGCCCGAAAGCGTCAGGGATCGGCCGACCAGCGCGACCGAGAAGGTTTTCCTGCTGACGAAGAGCGAGCGGTATTTCTGGGATGCTGTCGCCGTACAGGAGGAATCCGTCTCAGATCACGACAGCGGAAACGGCTTCAAGCGTGAAGCGAGGCTATCCTACGCTGACGCCAACGGCCCGCGCGGCAACGACCAACAATGGCGGGCCTCCCGGCCGTCGGTCCCGAAGGGCCGCTTCGGCGGCAAATGGGCGGATACCGATCAACCGGCGTTCCGCGCCGTCATGCAGAAACGGAACATGCGAAACTGGTGGCTGCTCGGGCCCGAGCCGTATCCTGACGCTCACTTTGCGGTTTTCCCCAGCGAGATCCCGCGGCGCGCGATCCTGGCAGGCACCAGCGAGAAGGGGGTGTGCCCGGCCTGTGGCGCGCCATGGGTGCGGGTGGTTGATAAACGACGCACGCGCGACGGCGAGCCTCTGACGGGTTCCTGGCCGGTCAACAATGGCGGCCAGCGGATCGGCGCAAGCGGGGTCGGTCATTGGCGAGATCGCGTCGAGACGACGGAGATCGGCTGGTCGTCCTCCTGCTCCTGCCCGGCTGCTGATCCGGTGCCGGCAACGGTGTTGGATTGTTTCGCGGGCTCGGGGACTTCCCTGGTTGTCGCGGATCGTCTCGGCCGAAACGCGGTCGGCGTCGAACTTAATCCAACTTTTACGGAAATGGCCCGCAAGCGCCTGATAAAGGACGCCGGCCTATTCGCGGAGGTGGCGGATTGAAACCGATCAAACACGATTGCGACTGGGCCGCGAAGCCGCCGCCGTGGTGTTACATCGGGCCCGAGTTTCGGGCGCTGTGCGAGTTGATCGCGCGACAGGCAGACGCTGGGGCTCAAGGACTCCGATATCGCGCAACCCCGGAGCCGAGCGACAAACCACTCCCTTGGCCGGCCCGGCGCTGAGGCGGTGCTGGTGTGTCTAAAAAAACGCAATTAGAGAGATATTCTTCAGCCGAAGACCGCGCCCGGCGCGAAGCGGCGATCAAAGCTGCGAAGGAAGACATCGAATCCCGGCACCGGCTCAACGCCATTGGCGTGATCCCGCGCAAAACAGGGCGCCGACCGAAGCCGCAGAAGGGGGTCTTGACGGCGCGCCCCGGCCTCCCGTAGCGTAGTCGGCGAGCGCGGGCCGCTCGGGTTGATCCCCCGAGTTCGCACCCGTTCAGCTAAACGATCCCCAGCTCAGACTTGGGTTGGGCTCGCGCTCACTCTTCTCCAGGGGATCGTAGGGGGATCGCGTGCCGAAGTTGACCCGTAGTCAGCGCCGTCATCGCAGCAATCTGCGACGGATACGGGCGCGCAAACTTCTGGCCTACCAACCGATCTATGATCTTTTCCCTGAATGCTTTGCACAGCCTGGCGACATCCGGTCGCCGCTCGCGATCGGCATATATGACCAGCTTGTCGAGGCGCTTCCCGAGTTAAATCAGAAGTTTATTCGGGGGGCGATTGCCATGTACACGTCAAATCTCCCACTCTATCGGGCCTCGTTTCGCTATGGCGAAGCACGCATTGGTTTAGACGGCGAGATCACCGGGACTGTAACCGAGAAGGATGCCGCCCACGCCGGCAGACTGCTGATGGACGCGGGCCTCATCATCGAGGCTGCCGCTATTGCCTGGAGCATTCCCGCCGAACTCGTGGCAGCGTAATGCCCCGAGAAGGTATCAGCGAGGGGTTGCTTTCGTGAGTATCAACCCGTCGACGCGCTGGTTCTGGAATGATTGGGACAATGATCGCGCGCTTGCGCTCTGTTCCCTCGCGGCTCAGGGATTGTGGATGCGGATGCTTTCGGTCGCCGCAAGATCGGGAGGCTACCTTGCGGTCCAGGGTTCCGCTTGCTCGAATGACGACATCGCCAAGCTGGCCGGAAAACCCATATCAGAGGTAGAGCCGCTCATCGGTGAACTCGCTCAAAGAGGGGTGTTCAGCCGGACGCGAACCGGCGTCATTTACAATCGGAGAATGGTTCGCGACGAGAAACGGCGAGAAATTAACCGAAAAAACGGTCTTGAAGGCCTCCGCGCAAGGCGCAGTAAACAAACAGAAAATTCTGTATCGCCAACCGAAATTTCAGCGACCCCTATAGCCCCCCCTATAGCCCCCCCTATAGCCCCCTATACCCTATACCCTATACCCAAGGAAGAAGGAGATTCTCCTGACGGAGAATCTCTTGTCGGCTTGACGCCGACGAACGATGGGCAGCCCGCCACGAACGCCGCCGGCGGCCCTCTCCCCGCTGCGGGGGAAGAGGGCGAGGGGCACGGGCATTCACTGAACGGGGTGAACGGGAAGCACTACCCGAACGTCGAGCCCCTGACCCTCACATCTGAGGAACCCAGGAGACCATCGTCGAAGGAGGATGTCGCCGAAGCGATGCGTTCCACGTGGAACGAGGTGTGCGCGGGGGTGGGAACGATCGCGCTGTCGCGGACGCTGAATGCTTCTCGGAAGGGCAAGCTGCTTGCCCGCCTGCGGGGGAATTTTCACGGCAGTCTCGACGAGTGGCGGGAGTTCTGCGGCAAGGTGCGCGACTCACCCTATCTCCGCGGTGAGATAAATGGCTTCAAAACCGACTTGGGGTGGGTCATCAATCCCGAGAACGCGATCAAGATCCTCGAAGGAAGGTACGATGAGCGAGAAGACCGGACGCGAGCTTTCAACCAACGTCCAACGGCCGACCTGTCACGAGATCGAAAGGGGCGTGCAAGCATCGTTGAAATCATGTCTTGGCTCCCACCCGCTGGTGGAACAGGCTGACCGGGATTGGGAACTCATCGGCTATACGATCGCGCCTGGTTGCCCGCCCGGGGTGCTGGCGGAATGCCGGCAGATCCTGTTGCGCAACCTCGATCCCTGCGCAGATCGCGTGGTCATGGCCGAGTTGACGAGGCTGCGCCTGTCGACAAAGGCGCGTACCGAACCCGACCAGGACACCGCCCTCACGCTGCAGATTTACCGGGAACTGCTGGCGACCTATCCCGAGGATGCCGTGGTCGAGGCATGCCGGTGGCTCGGCGAGAATCAGGTCTTCTGGCCGGCGCTCGCCGAGATCAAGGCCCAGCTGGATGAGCGGGTGAAGAAGCGCCGGTTGCTGCTGGCTGCGGTTGACGACGCCCACTTCTACGCGCAATCACGGTCGCGTGAGTACGGTTACGCCGAGGTTCACGGGCGCGACGCGATCTACGGCCAATACGTGTGCGGAGAGCCGACCAAGGAGTTTGAGGGCCATTACGACGGTATTCGGGCGCAGATGGGACCAGGCGATTCGCCTAGCACAGACTGCGCATGCACATCACGCATGGCTGACGCGCGGATTGCGAATGTCACGCTGCGCTATATCGGGCGCGCAGAATCAGCCAGTTAAGCCATTGAAAACCAGGTTTGGTGTTCACACATTGCTAAATGTGGTGGCGCTCTGATTCCCAACGGGACTGAGCTGGCGGCCTCACAAAACATCAAACCATTTTGACGCCTGTCAAGGAACCGCTAATCCTAATGGTGTTAGCTGGTTAGTCGCGAATTTTCCGCTTGACAATCTGGCGAATCGTTGACCAGCGAGGTTGGAGCATGAAAGGTCCGACGGTTCTACTCTGCTACGCTGAGGGGTCTGGGAATGCGTGGGAGGCGATCTGTCTGGATTTCGACATAGCGGTGCAAGGCACCTCTGACCACGAGGTGTTGAGCAAATTGGCGGCCGCTATCCACGACTATCTTGAGTACGTCCATACGCTCCCCGAGGCAGAACAGCGGCAATTTCTACGCCGGCATGTGCCGTTAATGGTGCGGCTTGGGCTAATTGCAAAAACGTTGTTCGCGTGGATGTGTCGAGGGCGCGATACTCTTTTGCCAGCCTTTGGACGACCTGGCGCGACAAGCCACCCGCTGACCAGATTGCCCGCAGCACCCTCAAAGTCGAGTTCGGGTATGCGGAGAACGCCGCCGCGTTACTTCTGACCCTCTACAAGGCCAATTTAGCTTTTGCCAAGTTGGCCGCACCAAGCGACGATTCGCCCGTCGCGGTCAAGGGGCGGGAACCACATGAGGGGTCGCCAGCTCCCGCGCCGCCGCCCATAAGGGAAGTGAGGATTGGCGATGATGTGCAATGGACGAGCAATGGGCAGGACCAGTTTGAAAAGCCGCGCCGGGTCAACTGGCTTTCCGAGGACGGACGCCATGCGCGGGTGTTTGGCAGTATGACCGGCATCCCAACAAGCGAGCTGACCGTGGTTGATGCTCCCAAGCTGACGCCACAAGGAGGCCCGCGCTCCGCCTCCAGCGCTTACGCGGGGCAAGACGGAGATTTAAGTGTGCTGCTCCGGGGCAACCGTCTGGAAATTTCGGCGGACGTGGATCGCGCAGGCTTGCAGCGGCTTAAGGAAATCCTCGGCAAATACGAGGAAATCTTGCAGTTGATTGATCCTGGAAGCAGCGGGAGGGAGTGATGCTCAGGAAGCTCCTATTCGTCGCCGGGCTGGCGCTCGCGCTGGCCGCACCGTCCTATGAGATCGACGGGATGGGAGTGATGTGATGGACGATCGAAAAATCGCGCAAGTTGTCTGCTTTGATAATGTCGCCGTGAACCCCGCAAACACCATCGTTCTTGCTAGCGACGGTACTCTTTGGCGCCTCCGAAATTGGCAATATTGGGAACCAATCGATTTGCCGCCACTCCCGGCTACGGACGAGCCATGACCGACCACCTAAACTCCGCGCTGGCCTGCCTCGTCCTCGCCGGCTCCCTCGCCGCGCTCGCCATCCCCGAGCCGCAGGCGCAGGTCACGATCAGCGGCTACGCGCAAGCCATTGATGGCGACACCCTGATCGTCGCCGGCGTCCGGGTGCGACTCGCGGAAATCGACGCGCCCGAGCGCGACCAGCTTTGCATCGAGCGCATCCCGTGGTTTTGCGGAGAAGAGGCCGAGAAGGCGCTGGCGCGTATCCTCGCCCGCGGCCCCGCCACATGCTCCGTGCGCTCAATTGATGTGTATGGGCGCTCCGTCGCGTCCTGTGCCACGTCTGAGGGCGACATCGCCGGGATGCTCGTCAGCCACGGGTTGGCGGCGGTATGGCCGCGCTACTCGACCGGAGCCTACGAGGATCGGCAAGAGGCGGCGAAGGCCGAGCGATTGGGTGTATGGTCGGGTGAGTTCGATTGGCCCTGGGAATGGCGCAAGAGGCAGGGGAAATGAGCGATGCCTGACCCGTTCCGCCTCCAAGGCCCGTCAGCGATCAATGTCAGCGGCGGCCGAACGTCGGGGATGATGCTGCATCACATCCTTGAGCGCCACGACGGCAGGTTGCCTCCAGATGTGTTTGCGTTCTTCTGCAACACCGGACGCGAAATGCCGGCAACGCTGGATTTCGTGCGGGATATGTCCGTGCATTGGAGCGTCCATATCCAATGGCTTGAGTATCGGCGCGATCCGGAGACTGGCAGGCAATGGGCAGAGGCAGTGAGTCACAACAGCGCCAGCCGTAACGGGGAACCATTCGTCCAACTCCTCGAAGCGCGCGGCTACATGCTACCTGGACCAAAGATGCGCTTCTGCACCGAGGAATTGAAAATGCGCACCGTGCAACGTTGGGTGCGCGATGAGCTTGGTTGGGGATGGCACCGACGGTATCTCGGCCTTCGGTATGACGAGCTTCACCGGGTACACCGGATAGCCCTTCGTAACGCCTCGCGCCGCGACGGCCATTTCGGATCGTGCCCGCTCGCCAAGGCGAGAATGACAAAGCTAGGGCACGTCAAACCGTTCTGGGCCGCGCAACCGTTCGATCTTGGCTTGGCGGGTGATTGGGAAGGAAACTGCGACGGTTGTTTCCTGAAACGGCAAGGCTCGCTCGTGCGCATGACGATTGACCACCCCGACAAAATGCTGTGGTGGAGCGAACAAGAGCGGCTGGCGAAGGCTCGCGGCTATACGAACGGCCAGTTCCGGTCACCTGACCGCGAGAGTTATGCACAAATCGCTGATCGCATCAGACGCGAACCCACACTGCCCGGCCTCTATCTTGATCCCGACGACACTGGCTTTGACGCCTTCGCCGACTGCGAGGGGGGTTGCGGCGTATGAGCGACCCAGCAACCAACCAACACGCCCTTACCGTGCTGGTAGAGGAACTGTCGGCCGTAACGCCAGCGATGATCGAGGCCGGCAGCCGCGCGGCAGAGCAGGCGGCGATCGTGCGCCCCGGCGTGGCGCGGCAGACCAGCGAGGCTCAATACCTCGCCGCGATCTGGCGAGCGATGCTCGCCGCGAAACTGGCTAGATGATGTTGACACAGTGGCCCGACGCGGAGTAAAGGCAGATCAGCGCATTGTTACACCCCTGGGAGTGATCCAGATTATGGCCCTCATCTCCGATACCGGCGGCCTCAAAGCCCCGCCCCAGTCCTCCAAGCCCCAGAATACCTCCGTCGGCTCCGGCTCCCGTCCGACGCCCTCCCGCATCAAGATCCCTTCCTCGGCGCCAGCGAATGCCCATACGCAAGGGCGCGATGTTGCCGGGTCGCTGAAATAAGGTCACGCAGACTGACCTATGGCGCGAGGGAGGCCAACCGACTACAGGCCCGAGTTCGTCGAGCAGGTTTACAAACTCTGTTTGCTCATGGCGACCGATGTAGAAATCGCCGATTTTTTCGGGGTTCGGGAAACAACCCTCGATAACTGGCGTAAGGCTCATCCCGAATTCTTGGATGCCATGACGCGCGGAAAGCTTGTAGCCGATGCCGAAGTCGGGCATGCGCTCAAGCATCGGGCGATGGGGTATAGCCACGAAGCAGTCAAGATTTTCATGCCAGCCGGTGCAGACGCGCCGGTCTACGCGCCCTACATCGAGCATTATCCTCCCGACACGCAGGCGGCCTCGCTCTGGCTACGCAATCGGCAGCCGGCCAAGTGGCGCGATCGGCATGAGCACACGGGCGCAGATGGCGGCCCGCTGATGATCGTGACGGGCGTTGCCCGAGACGAAGATGCGAAGGGTTGAGACGGGCTACCGCGCCCGCAGCCAATTCGCTCCACTCCACGCGCGACGCCAACGCTGGGCGATCACGGTGGCTCACCGCCGCGCTGGCAAGACTGTGGCTTGCATCAACGATCTGATCGACGGCGCGCTGCGCTGTCGGCAGAAGGCGCCGCGGTTTGCCTACGTCGCGCCCTATTTCAGCCAAGCAAAGGATGTGGCTTGGTCATACCTGAAGACCTATACGGCGCCGATTCCCGGCGTCGCGGCAAACGAGAGCGAGTTGCGGGTTGACCTGCCCAACGGCGGCAGGGTGCGTCTCTACGGTGCAGACAATTACGAACGGCTGCGCGGTCTCTACTTCGATGGCCTGGTGCTTGACGAGTATGGGGACATGGACCCGCGGGCGTGGCAGGAGGTTCTGCGCGCAAGCCTTGCGGATCGGCTGGGATGGGCGATCTTCATCGGCACGCCCCGCGGGCTCAACCATTTTGCCGAGGCGTGGGAGCGAGCGCAGAGCGACCCCGAGTGGCTGACGATGAGCCTCAAGGCAAGCGCGACAGGATTGCTGCCGGCTGATGAGCTCGCCAACGCGCGCCGTGAGATGAGCGAGGAACAGTATCTCGCCGAGTTCGAGTGCAGCTTCGCCGCCTCCGTAGTTGGTGCCTATTTTGGGCGCGAAATGCAGGCGGCCGATGCTGATGGCCGTATCTGTCGTGTCCCATACCAGCCCGAGACGGCGGTCGAGACGTGGTGGGATCTCGGCGTTGACGACGCAACGGCGATCTGGTTCACACAGACGGTTGGGCGTGAGGTGCACGCCATTGACTATTATGAGCAATCCGGCGAGGGTTTGGCGCACTACGCCAAGGTTCTGCAGGATCGCGGATACGTTTACGGGGCGCACCATGCGCCGCACGATATCCGGGTGCGCGAACTCGGCAGCGGTCGGTCCCGGCTGGAGACGGCGGCAAACCTCGGGATCAAATTCCAGATCGTGCCGGACATAGGTTTGATGGACGGAATCGAGGCGGCCCGCAACTTCCTTGCCCGATGCTGGTTCGATCGGGAGAAGACGGAGCGCGGGCGGCTGGCGCTGACAAGCTACCGCAAGACGTGGGACGAGAAGCGCCGGGTGTTTCAATCTCACCCGCTGCACGACTGGGCCTCGAACGCGGCAGACGGGTTCCGCTATCTCGCGGTCGGGCACAAGACGGCGGTGAGGCGCAGCGCGGGGCCTGGACAGTCGCGTCGGCCTCTGATGGAGGTCGGGTCTGCGCAACCGAGCGCGGCGTGGCTCGGGCGGTAAGGTGGACACGCACCTGTTAGACAATGTTAGACAATCGGGCGCGCGATGTTAGACTGCCGTGATGGGCGAAGCGACAACACGGCAGTTGTGCCGACTCTGCGGCGGACGGCATTGGCGATACGAGCCGCACGTATGGGGCAAGGATGCCCCTGAGCGCGCCGAGCGGCCACAGGTCGCCAAGCCCAGGCCGGTGATCGTGCTAGAGCCGGCTACGCTCCCCACTGCGGTTTCAGAGCGGTTTGACAAGCGGTCATATCAACGGGAGTACATGCGGCGCCGGAGGGCCAAGGATGTCTGACTATGCCTCCGATCGTCGCCTGTTCGCCGACAGCCTCAACCTCGAAATCGGGCTCGGCGCGCGCGCCCGCAATCCCGGCATGCCGGTCGTGCTGCGCATCGCCGAGGCGGAATTTGCCGCCTCGATCGCCCGGCATTTCCAGTTCGATACCACCTTCTCGGTCGCGGCGTTGGCCGGGCCGGCGTTTGCCGGATTGTCGCGGCTGCCCGGCGCGCGCGGCCGCATCTCCTGGGGCGAGCAGGAATTCGCGCTCGCCGAGATCACCCTCGCCGGCAACATGCCGAGCGAGTTGCAGCGCCTCGGTATCCCGCTCGCCGCCGCGATTGACGGCGAGTTCACCCTGGTCCGCGATTTTGCCGAGCTGGCGCCCGGCACGCGCACGCTGATCCTGGTGCCGTTGGCCCCGTTCCACAACGGCGGGGAAAGCCTCGCCGCCGTCGCCGAGCGCGTCATCGGCGGTTGAACGGCGAACCGTTCAGACGGCGAGCTCGCACCAGATCGGGGTGTGGTCGGAGGCCCGCTCCTTGCCGCGCGGGCTCTTGTCGATGTCGCAAGCGGCGGCCCGGTCGACCGCGTGCGGCGACAGCAGGAGATGGTCGATGCGCAGCCCCTCGTCGCGGTTCCAGCGCCCGGCCTGGTAATCCCAGAAGGTGTAGCGGTGCGGCTCGCGGTGAAAGACGCGGTAGGCGTCCGAGAGGCCGAGGTTCAGGAGCGCGCGAAAGCGCGAGCGCGCTTCAATCCGGCACAGCGCATCGTCGCGCCAGGCGACCGGGTCGTAGACATCCTCGTCGGCCGGACAGACGTTGTAGTCCCCGGCGAGAACCACCGGGATCTCGCGACGCAAGAGGCCCTGCGCATGGCCGACCAGCCGCTCCATCCAGGCGAGTTTGTAGGTGAACTTGTCGGTGCCGGCGGGGTTGCCGTTGGGCAGGTAGATCGAGGCGACGCGCACCTCGTTGCCGTCGGCGCTGCCGAACGAGGCCTCGATATAGCGCGCCTGGTCGTCGTCGCCCGCCTCGGGAAGGCCGCGGACGACATCGCGCGCCGGCTCGCGCGACACCAGAGCCACGCCGTTATAGGCGCGCTGGCCGAGCGCCTCGACGTGGTAGCCGAGCGCGGCGATTTCGAGGGAAGGGAAGTCGTCGGCCATGCATTTGATCTCCTGCAGGCACAACACGTCGGGTTGCGTGTCCTGCAGAAACGCGAGCAGATGCGGCAGCCGCACCTTGACCGAATTGACGTTCCAGCTGGCGATTTTCATGGCCGCCCCTTCACCCGGCGCGGCGCGGTCCGCTCACGCCACAATTGCATCGCCCGTCCCCGCCCGCCTGATACATCTGGCCAACTTCAGGTCGAGGGCACAAGCTGCTGAGGGGAGAGTGACCGGCTATCGGCAATTTCGTTTTTGGTCGGCCGATCTCGACAGCGAGGCGGTGCGGCTCTCTATGGCGGATCGGCAGGGAAGGGAGTATTACGCGATCGTGGCGTCTGCGACAGGCAAGGGTTGGCGCGCGCGTCGGGACGCAGCGTTGGACGCGATCGATGGTGCAATCACAGCGGGCGACGAGCCTGGGGAGGTGAGAGTTGGCGAACAGCACGAAGCCGCATGAGGCGCCGCTGACACAGACGCGCCCGTCGACGCCGCCGGATGCGCGTGAAAGCGGGACAAGCCGGCCGGCGGTCGGGCGCAAGCTGGAGATGCCCCCAGATCCGCAGCGGGTCCCGCAGAACGTGACGCCGGGTAAAGGGGTGACGCGATAACATGGCCGCGCAAGACCCGCGCAAGCCAAGGCAGAGCGGCCGGGTACGGTTGCCGCCGGTCGATACGGCGATGAACAAGGTTCCGTCACCAAACTTGCGCGAGTCGAGTGCCGGCGGCAAAGACCCGATCGCGATGCAACCGGGCGATCCGACGCCGGCGAAGGCGGACAAGGATGCGCGGCAGGAATTGCTTGCCCGCGCCCGCAAGCGGTTTATGGGATGCGTCTCCGCCGAGAGCGACAACCGCAAGCAAGGGCTCGACGATCTCAAGTTCAAGACGGGCGAGGGGCAGTGGCCAGCCGATGTCGTGGCCGATCGCAACTTCGACATGCGGCCGTGCCTGACGATCAACAAGCTGCCGACGTTCGTCAACCAGGTCGTCAATGACCAGCGCATGAACCGGCCGGCGATCAACATCAACCCGGTCGGCGACAAGAGCGACCCTGAAGTCGCAAAGATGTACCGCGGTCTCATCCGAGCGATCGAGCGGGCCAGCGTCGCCGATATTGCCTACGACACGGGGTTTGACTCGGCCGTGTCGATTGGCTGGGGTTATTGGCGGGTGATGCTTGAGTACGAGTCGCCCGAGACGCTGCGGCAAACGATCGTTCTGCGCCGCGTGCGCAACCCGTTTACCGTGTACTTGGACCCGCGAGCGCAGGAGCCGGACGGCTCAGATGCGCGCTATGGGTTCGTCACCGAGCTGGTGTCGCGCAAGGAGTTCGAGGACGAATGGCCCGATGCCGACCCGATGGCGTGGACCGAAGGCGGCTTCGGCGAGGATTACAAGGAGTGGGTCACAAAGGACGAGATACGCATCGCGGAGTACTTCGAGGTCGAGGTGGAGAAGCGCCGCCTCGTGCTGCTTGAAAACGGACACGAGGGGTTCTGGGACGAACTCGACGACGCGGCGAAGCGGATGGAGGTTGTTGACGAGCGGTGGGCGGACGTGCCGCGGGTCATGCACTACAAGCTGACCGCTGTCGATGTGTTGGAAGAGGCCGAGTGGCCCGGCAAATGGATTCCGCTCATCAAGTGCATCGGTAACGAAACGGATATTCAGGGCAAGGTGAGGTTGTCGGGCCTGATCCGCAACGCCAAGCAGCCGCAGATGATGTACAACTTCCATCGTACCCTGTCGGTCGAGATCACTTCGCTTCAGCCGAAAGCGCCCTGGGTCATGGAGGAAGGGCAGGTCGAGGGGCACGAGCAGGAGTGGAAGCAGGCCAACGTCAAGACACTGCCGTATCTGCTTTACAAGGGGACGGACCTGGGTGGCAAGGCCGCGCCGGCGCCGATGCGCCAGCCGTTCCAGGGGGCGCCGCAAGCCGTGCTGGCCGAGGTCGAGGCTGCCGCGCAGGACATGATGGCGGTCACGGGCATCCGTTTTGACGCGACGCGGGGCGAGCGTGTCTATGATGAGAGTGGCCGGGCGCTCAGGGAGTTGCGGGAGCGCGGCGACTTGGGCTCGTTTCACTACATCGACAACTTTGCCCGGTCTTTGCGGCACACCGGCGAGATCCTCGTCGATCTGATTCCGAAGGTTTACGAGCAGAAGCGGATGTTGACGATCCTTCGGGAGGACGACAGCGAGGAGCAGGTCCAAGTCGACCCGCACGCGGCGCGCCCCTTCCAGGAGCAGCGCAACCCGCAGACCGGCAAGACGCTCAAGATATTCAATCCGAATTTTGGGAAATACGGGGTGACGGTGACGATCGGCCCGTCCTACGCGACGAAGCGGATTGAGGCCGGCGAGAGCATGCTGGATTTTGTTCGGGCTTTGGCGCCAGCGGCGCCGCAGATTGCGGCCAATGTTGCTGATCTCGTGGCAAAGAACATGGATTGGCCCGGGGCCGAGGAGATGGCGACCAGGCTGGCGAAGATGCTGCCGCCGGAGTTGCTGACCCCGGACACGATGAAGGACGTGCCGCCGCAGGTGCAGGCGATGATTATGCAGATGCAGAAGGCTTTGCAGGCAGCCGCTGCCGAGAAACAGCAATTGCTCGCGGCGCTGACCGAGCGGCAGAGCGACCGGGCATTGCAGGCCGACCAGATCGAGAAGACATTCGAGGCGAAGCTTCTGGCGATCGTCGCGCAGGTTGAGACCAAGATGGCGGCGATACAGCAGAAGCAGGACGAGGCGATGATGAAGCAAGTCGGCGAGCCGATTGCCGAGTTGGCGCGTGGGGTAGAAGAATTGCGCGCGGCGATGGATCGGCCGCTGCCGAACGGGAAGGCTGCAAATGGCTGACGGAACGAACATCGACATTCTCTCGGCGCCACCGCCGGGGCCCGCTACGTCGGCGACATCGGATACACCCCCGCCGCCTGCCCCACCGCCGCCTCATCCGGGAACAGACAATGCCGCCCCGCCGCAAGCCAACGGGCAAGAAGCAGAAACCGGAACAACCGCCACCGAGGGTGGTGAGGGCGAGATTGGCGAGGCGGGTGCGCCGGCAGCGTCGCAGCCGCAGCAATCACGGTTCGGGCAGCGCCTATCCGAATTGACGGCGGCACGTCGGGCGGCCGAAGAGGCTCGCGCCGCAGCGGATGCCCGCGTCGATAAGCTGACGCAGTTGGTCGAGAAGTTGACGGCCGCCCAACAGCAACCGGCCGCCCCGACCGAGCCGGTCGTGCCAAAGCCGCAGCGGGATCAGTTTGCCGATCCTGACGCTTATGACGAGGCGCTAGTGTCGTGGGCGACGAGCAAGGCCGCGACCGCGGCGGCCCAGCGCACGGCCGAAGAACTGGATCGGCGGCAGAAGGAGCAACGCGACACTGAGGAAACCGCACGGCAGCGGCAGGCTGAGCAACAGCACTTTGAAAGCCTGCGCAACGGCTATGCCGAGAAGCGGGCGAAGCTGCTGGAAGACCCGGCCTACGCCGATTTCGAGTTGATCGCCGAGGCGGAGACGTTGCCGGTGACGGAGACGATGATCGGGCCGCTCCTAATCGCCGACAACGGGCCGCAGGTGCTCTACCATCTCGGCAAGAACCCTGCTGAAGCGACGCGCATTGCCGCGCTCAACCCGCTTCAGCAGGCGGTCGAGATCGGGAAGATATCGGCTCGCCTCGCATTGCCGGAGCGCCCGCAGCCGTCGCGACTGCCGCGGCCGATGGCCCCGGTTGGCGGTAATAACGGGGCAACCCCGCGGGCGCTCGATGAGTTGTCAACGGAGGAATATGCGGCCCAACGCTTGCCGCAACTCCGCGCCGAACGCCGCGCCGGCATGTGGGGACAGGTCAAACCGTCTTGACAGCGGGGGCGTGTTGCTGTAGCGGCAACGACAAGAGAACGCGCCCCGCCCGCGCGAGGGTGGCGACCAGCTCCCGTTAGGAGCGCTCAACCGCACGCCGCTTTGCGCAAAGGCGGTCGGGATAGTCCACCGGAACGGATGGGGCGACCGCAGCCCGAAAGCGCGGGGACAACCGTGGCGACGCACGCAGGCTTGCTTGGGCCTTCCGAGCAAATCCCAACGCGGAGCGCGTCATGGCTGACAACACCCTTCTTACCCCGTCGTTGATCACTAAGGAGACGCTGGTCATCCTGGAGAACAACCTGGTCGCAGCGGCCAAGGTCAATCGCCAGTTTGAGAACCAGTTCGTCAAGATCGGCGACACGATCACCGTCAGGAAGCCGAACAAGTTCACGGTCTCGGACGGTCCCGGCCTCGTGATCCAGAACATCACAGAGCCGTCGACCTCGATTACGATCAGCAACCAGAAGCACGTCGGCTTTCTGTTTTCGAGCCGCGAGTTGACGCTGATCATCGAAGAGTTCTCCGAGCGCTATCTGAAGCCGATCGCGGCGGTGCTCGCCAACAAGATCGATTTCGACGTGCTCAGCCTCTATTCCTCGGTGCAGAACCTCGTCGGCACTCCGGGGACGACGCCGAACAACTTCTCGTTCTTGGCGGCGGTGGGGCAGCGCATGGACGAGGGCGCCGTGCCGCAGGACGGCCGCGTGCTGATCCTCAATGCAGCCGCCAACTGGGCGCTGGCGACGGCGCTGACGACGCTCTTCGTGCGCAGCGTCGCCGAGCCGGCGCTGAAGGGATTCCTCGCGGCGATCGCTAATTTCGAGATTTACGAAGACCAGAACATCCGTGCGCACCAGAACGGCACCTATTCGGGGACGCCGCTGGTGAACCTCGCCGGCCAGACCGGAGCGACGATCAATACGGATGGGTGGGGGTCGGGCGTAACCAGCCTCAAGGCCGGCGATGTCGTGACCTTCGATGGCGTCCACTCGGTCAACCCGCAGAACTTCACCTCGACCGGCGTCCTGGCCAACTTCGTCGTCACGGCCAATATCTCCGACACGACGGGATCGATCGCGTTGCCGATCTATCCGGCGCTGACAATCTCGGGGGCCTACCAAAATGTCGACGTGTCTCCGGCGAACAATGCGCCCGTGACGGTGATCAGCGGCGCGACTGGCGTCAACCTGCCACAGAACCTCGGCTTTGTCCGCGACGCCTTCGGCCTCGTGACCGTGCCGAAGGAATTGCCCGATGGGGTCGATTTCAAGGCGCGCGAGATGTACAAGAACATCTCGATGCGCATCGTCAGGG